GGCCGTCAACCACCTGGCCAAAGAACTGGTCGGGATCTACGTAGACGTCCTGACTTGGGCGCGGGAAGAGTACGGCACAGACACCGCGCGGCCGGAAGACATCCGGGCGATGGTGTTGAGCGCGTTCATCAACACGCAGAAAGGCCGATGACATGTTCGCCACCCTGCAGGCCGTGGATCGCCAGAGAGCCACGGCCTGGTTTTTCCTGGCATTCTCAACGGCCTACGGCCTGCGCATCCTGCTGTCGATGCCCGCGAGCATCCGGGAGCAGGCCGCCTTTTACTCGCTGGGAGTAATCGCGCTTTCGGTGGGGCGGCTGATGGGGGTGCGGAATCCGGTTCCGTGCCCCGAGCTGCTGCTGCTGGCGGCCGACCGCATCAAGATCCTGTGCCTCGCGTCGTACAAGGCGCCGGCGGCCGACGAGTTCCTGCTGGCGTTTGATCGCAACTTCGGCTACGCCGAGATGTGGGTGGGGCGATTGTTCCACCTGGTGCCGCTGGTGGGCCGGTTTTTCGAGACGCTATACTTCGGCGAGATGCTGGCCATTCCGCTGTTGTACGTGGCGCTGCCGGCCGAGGCGCGCAAGAAATACGGTGCGGGCGTGATTCTGGTCGGGGCGATTATTCCACTCCTGTATCGGCTCTGCCCAGGCGCCGGCCCGGGCTACCTACTCCCCAATTTCCCTTTCGCCGTGCCGGCGATCCTCCACCCCCATTTCCGCGCCATCGATGCGGCACTAAACACCACCCCCAGCGGGCACTTTGCCTGGGCGCTCCTGATGTTCTGGTTTGCCAATCGGTACGCGGGCCGCGCCGTGCGGATCGCGGCCGGATGCTTCGCGCTGGCCATGGCTATCGCCACGTTGGGCACGGGGGAGCATTACGTGATTGATCTGGTGGTGTCGGTGCCTTTCACCGCCTCAATTTGGGCGGCGGTCCATGGGCGGTATCGATGGGCGGCCATCGCTATGGCGGTTACCGCTGTTTGGTGTGTGGCGCTGCGGGATGGCGCTGCTTTGTCGCTTGCGCCGGGGTGGGTATGGGTTTTGACGGCGGGGACTATCGCGCCGTTCGCACTTTACTGTTGTTTGTCGCCACATGCAAATGTGGCGTGGATTGTGAAACATCGAGGGGAGGTTAAAAATGCCTGAGAGCCGAAGCTACGGATTCAATATCACGGATACCGGGTTCGAGTGTGGCCGCTGCCGGCAGCGCTTCATCGCGCGCTGCCGGCCGGGGCGCGCGAAATACTGCCCTGCATGCCGGGAGGCTATAAAGAGAGAGAGGCAGGGGCGGCAATATCGCGAGAAGCTGGCGGCGCGGAAGTGCGCGCACTGCGGCGCACTCGCGCAGATTGTCGCGCCTGCAAAAAAAAATTGTTTGTGTTGGGATTGTGCGCGCTTGCTGGCGCATCGGATCATGCTCGATGAGAGCTGAGCCACGAAACGACCACAACTGGTAGCGCGAACGGGCGCGGGCGGATGCTAGTTCGATTGTTCATCCGCCCGGAGGCCTTCGCGCCTTGATGGACTGCGTCTGAGTCCAGTCCAGATTAGCAGATGTCTCAGGCCGCTTCGAGTGCGGCGATGAGCGCCAGGTCTTGCGCCACGATCGCCTTGAGCGCGGCAATCTGCTGCGCAGGCGATTGCACCATGAGCACCTGAGAAGCCGGGTTCCACTGGCTGAGCCAGAGCGGGCCTGTGGACGTAGTTGACGCGAGCGCCGTGTTCAGAGCGTTGGCCGGGACGAAGTAACCCGGCGCGCCAACACCGTTCTTCTCGACAGCCTCCACGAGCTGCTGAGCGTTGCCGACGCCGGGGATGTACCACCAGGCGTACTGCTGGCCCACCAGTTCGACAAAGTTGGCCTGAGCCGGATCGAGCGCCAGCGAATAGTCGCCGCCGGACTCCTCCAGCACCACGGGGACCAGATTGGAGCCCCACTCGGGCATGAGCATGTTGGCGACGGCGATGGCTTTTGCCAGCGGGCAAAAGACGCCATCTAAATTGATAGATGGTCCGGCCGGCACTCCCGGAGGAGGCGTGGTCTTGACCATCACGGGCAGATAGCTTGGGGGGGGGTAAACGATTTTGGTTGGCACGCCATCAGAATAACAGACGTGCAAAATTGGGAAGGGGAGGAAGGGGAAGTTCGATGAGGGATTACTGCGACGCCGCCGATTATGACGGTCTAAAGGCTGCGGGCGTGAGCACGATCGAGCAGCCGGCGAGAGCGGGGCTGGACAAAGGCGCGCTGTTGGCCGAGGCCGCTGCCGTGCAGCGGGTGCTGGAGCCAGAAGTCATCGTCATCGTCGCCCCAATCGTCCCAGTCGCAGAGTACGTCAGTGCAGCTTCGCATCGCGTGTCCTAGGCTGTTCGCTGGCCCACGCGCTGCGGATTGCCCGCGAGCGTCTCCATCAGGTCAAACGCCCAGCGAATGAGCCAGGGCGCGGCCGCACTCGGCGCGGGCGCCGTGGCTGCGAGGTCTACGAAGAGCTTGGCCCCGAAGGCGATCAGCGCGCTATTGGAGATATGCATATCAGAAGGAATTGCTGTAGCCGCCCGGGCCGATCTGAGCCCAGGAATTCACGGCACAGCAGAAATAGAAATTCCCGCTGGAATCGTAAGCGGTCCGGCCTGGCAGTCCAGGCGAATCGTAATGAGCCGGGGTCCCTACCCAGATCGGCGGCGGCCCTCCTGCGTCCATGGCATTGCCGTTACTGTCGAAAAGCAAGGCATGCCCTGGTGTGGGGAGAACTCCATTAAACATCTGGAAGGATGCGCCGTTGCCTTGCCGGGCGATCAGCCGGATCTGGTCGTAATCGATATTGCCACGCTGCGTCTTGAGCGTGGAGGCCGCGCCTCCGCCCGCCCAGGTAAACACCAGTGGCGACGTGCCGATGTGGATCGCGGAATCCGACCAGGTGATGATCATCAGGGCTGAGGAATGACGGTAATGGTGCGCTGATCAGCGCCCGTGGCAGTGAACGCGAAGGTGATCACTCCGCCGTTCAGGTCGGTATTGGCGAGGTCGATTACGTACAACCCGCTCCCCACTTCGGTTGGCGAATTGGCGCACGCCGCGAATGCCCCGCCGTCGATGGAGCGGGTAGCCGTTACGGTGGCTCCGGTCTTGGGCGTTACATGATCGGTGGAGGATACCAACAGGAAGGCAAAGTTATTCAACGCCTGGTCTTTCTTGACCATCATGGGTGCGGCGGGGATCGCGGTCATGCCGCCGCGTACCCCATCCTGGTTGCTGGTGGCCGTCAGTTCGATTTGTATCGGCAGGGGAACCATATTGGCCGCCCCGTTAAAGTAAATCGTCACCAAGTCCGCGCCGGAAGCCAGCGCCGCGTTCGGAATGCCTACTTCGTAGAGGCCCGGCATGTTTGTCGAATCCACTTCTTTGAATCCGCACGTGGCCCAGGTGCCTAATGTCATGGTGGCCAGACTGACCGAGACGCTGGCGCTGGCCGTGTTGCGCTTGTAGTAGCAGGTCAGTCCCGATGTGTTGTAGGCCAAACCCGTCAATCCGCCCCCGCTGGTGGACATGGAATTCAGGATGAACATCTGTACGATCTGGGAAGCAGTGCCGACTTGTCTTTGCATGATGATCGAAACCTTATTGGGGAATGCCCTGCAGGCTGGGATTGCGCATCAGTCCGCCGCCGGCAGGCGCTTGCGATTGAAGAGCCCCGATATCCAGGTAGCCCGTGCCCATCGGAGTAATGCCGGGGAAGCCAGATGCTTTCAATACCGCGCCGCCGCCCGCCGTGGTGTTCAGCGCGAAGTTGCCGCCGCCGCCACTCACGAACGGATCGGCTGTCAGAGTGACGTCCGCAATCGGCCCCGCAGCGGTGTAGTTGTTGTTCCCCGATACGTTCGAGCCGAAGGCGTTCGCCGCGGTAAAATACAGGCCGGTTCCGGTCGCCACGCCAAGATTGATGCCGTAGCCGCCGTTGCCGTAGAAAATGTTGTTGTAGATCAACAGCGGATAGGGACCATTGAAAATACCTTGGAGATTGAGGCCGTCGTGGGTGCTGTTGTAGAAGACATTCCCAATAATCTGGTACTGCATCACTGTGTTGTTCTGCCGATAAATCCCGTAAGAGCAGCCGGAAAAAACGTTGTTGGCAATGTACCAGGGGCCGTAACCGCCGTTCCCACTGTTGCCGTCCCAGATGCACGTCCCGGTCGAGTGAAAGTAGTTACCTATGACGTAGAACGCCGAGGGGTTGTTTCCCAATGCGTTGTAGATCGCGCCGCCCGCCCCGGCAAACTCGTTGCCGATCAGCACCATATAGCCGGACCCGTTTGAGTTGTAGACACCGGAATCGCCGGAGATCACGGTGAAGAGGCAGTTGTAGATGAACGTGGCGTAGTTCTGCACATACACTTCAGCACCCGTGGTGGAGTTCGCGAACGATAGATTCACCAGCCCGGCGGCGCCTCCGAACGTGAACATGTTGAACGACGAGCCCGAGCCCGTCAGGGCCGGGCGCGAAGCCAGATCGCCGTGCGTGGTGCCGTAGCCTTCAAAAAGGCCAACGCAACTTCCTGTCCCGGTTGGAGTGTTCAGGGTCGCGGTCAGGGCATAGGTCCCAGCCTTGATCCAGACTGCATTGCAGTTATTCACCTCGGCGGCGATGGCCCCCGCAATGGTCAAAAACGGCCCGTAAGCGTTGCCACTGCACGTGCCCGTGCCGAGCGTGGCGTTAAACGTCGCAGTGCCGGCCGATTGGCTCAGAATCTCGAAGTGCCCGGTATTGCAACCGGTGCCGCCGGTGATGTAGATAAAATTGCCCGGCGAGGCTGTGCCAAACGACAGCGTGGCGCTCGTGGCCGTGGTGGTAACTGCTACCAGGTCGGTGAAAGCTGTGGGGCTGCCTTCGCTCGCATCTGTGCCGGGGGCAACCACGCCCGGATCGAAGCCGCCGCCGTTGGAATTCGAGCCGGTCGTTTGGACGTCCCACTGCGTGAGGTTCCCAAAGCCGGTGCAAAACGCGGGGAGCCCGCAGAGCAGGCAAAGAATGAAAATGATAATCAGTTTACACATGTCAGTGGGTGTATTGCGCGATCAGTTCGTCGGAAGATTTGGGGGCCACCGTAAACGCGATGGTGGCAGCGATCAGGCTGTAATCGACTACTGGCGGCGATCCGATGCCAATGGCCAGTTGTTCCACGCCATTCAGGAATAGCTTCAGCGAGCCGGCTGAAGGTGTGTAGCTCAAAGTGAATGTTTTGTTGACGCCGTTCAGCGTTCCCGCAGGGGTTTCCGACACGTAAGTCAGCGCGGTGGCCGCGATAGTGATCGAGCCGCCCCCGCCATCGGTTAAGGTCACACCCGCGCCTTCTATCAGGTTCAGGAGCGCCTGGCTGCTGTTGGGCACGCCGTCCGTTTCGAGCAGGACCGAACCAGAGATTCCCGCCGATCCGCCAGGCCCGACGATCGTTCCTCCGCCTCCCGGCATGGCTACAATCGAACCGATGTATGTGTTGCCCGGAACTCCTACCAATGCATTCGACGTTTGGCAGATGGCCGCTAGATTGGTTTGCCCCGGCTGATCTCCCGTGTATCCCGGATCGGTGATGGTGATGTAGTAAGTGGTGGGTGCGGTGGGATTCGGAATGGTGAAGGTCCGGGAGTTGTAGACCACCGAATTCGACGGGAAAGTCACAGTCGTTTGCGCCATGAGGATGGTTGTGGCGGTGGGATTAGAGAGCACGTCCTCATCGGTGACAACTACCGGTGGCGATCCGCTGGTGGTTGTCGTCGGATTCGTTGGCGTCACGGAATAGCTTGCCGGATTGCCCGAAGCAGACCCAGCCACTCCGCTAGGGGTGTACTGGTACGCGATGCAGTCCGAGAGGTCCTGGATATTCCCGACGAAGGAATTGAATGCCGCAAATTTGAAAAACAACGTCTGCCCGATCCATTTTGGATCCAGTGCCAGCTTGAAGATCCCCGGATAGGGCGGCCCCACGAAGGCGAAGTACGTAATCGGATAGAGTGTATGAAAGACGCCCTGATTAGGCGCTGGCGCGCCCAATACTCCCCGATCCAGGTGATTCGGCTCGGGCGGCGATCCGGTAGCCGTGGCCATCAGCTCGTATTGATAGGGAGCGGTCAGGTTGGCAACTGCATAGCTCATCAGCTCGTAGGGGATGCCTGTAGGCGCCGTAGCGAGCGTCCTGGCCGGCTCAATGCAAATAGCACCCACATGGAACTGGCCAGACGAGAAATTGCCCGTGAGGCTCAGCTCGGCCGCGCTTCTCAGGCCGCTAGGCGCGTCCCATACTTTCAGGACGCCCTGGCCGGCAGTCCCCGGCGGATTGCCGACGCTCTGCCGCAAGGTCCAATTCCCTATTTCGCTGCCTTCGCTATTTAGGCCCAGAGCGTCGGTGCTGTTCTCGAAGTCGCAACCGAATGCCAGCACCACGCCCCCGGCTACGGGGATTTGAAAAGCTCCGGCTTGGAGTGGCGTGACGCTGCCTTGATTGGATACCACGACCGTGGGCAGCACGGCAGGTGGCGATCCGAGCACCAGCACATCCGAATATTCGAGGGCCGCCCATTGGTAATCCGCGGGCGCCGTGGTTGTCACCGTGATGGTGTTCGCCCCGCCGGCTATGTTCACCGCGGCGAAGAAGAACACCTGGTCCGCCACTCCGGGGCCTAACTCTTTCGGCGTGCTGTCGATGAGTGCGTAGGTGTTCAGGTTGCTGTCGGTGACCGTTGGCGCGGGACTCTCGTAGCCGTCCTGCTGCGCCGCCACAATCACATAGATCACGTTGCCCGCATTGTTGAGATTGGCGAAGGGCTCGGCCAGACTGGAGTAACCGCGGCCGGCCTGCCCGATGCTCTGTTGCAAAAGCGGGGCATTGGCTCCGCCGGCCACGTAGCAGGGATAGGTAGCCGCATCTTCGTCGGTCACCGAATAGGATTCGAGTGAGCCATGCGACTCGCTTAGGTCCACCTGCAGGTTATTGGTCGTATCGGGAGAGACCGCCGCATCCCACGGCGCCGTGAGCCATCCGGTGATGGCGTTTCCCATAATGGCGCTGGAGGCCGGGGCGCTGTCGCCACCCACCACAGACCCACTGTTCGATAGCGGCGCCGCGGGGTTGAACGAACTGCCGCCGTCCGTCGAAACGTAGACGAAGCACCCGCCGTAATTCGGGGTGACCGGCGGGCTGCCGGTGGTAGCGCCGCCGGAGACCACCAGCCACAATTCGGCCTGCGTATTGCCGCCGCACAGCCGGGGAACCGGCTCGAAAATAATGGGCGGGTTCACGCTGCCGGGGTTGCCCCCGGTCTGCGGGATGTAGCCTTGCTGCTGCGTGGCAGGAAGTCCCAGGGGGGCATAGCAGCCGTAAATGAACGGCTCCGCCGTGGCCTTCAGACCGTAGGTCTCATCCTCGTCAATCGACAGGATGCGCAGCGGGATCTTGGTGTACGGGATCGGCGTCGTCCCACCCGGTCCTTGGGTGTCCGGCATGGTGGACGACAGCGGAATGGTAACCAAATCGCCCGATTCCAGCAATTTCCATTTCGCCATCAGCGGGAATTCGTATTGGTTCCTGACGTAGTTGGCTAACCGAACCTGGATATCCAGGTACATGCGGGAAACCGCTGGCGATTGGAACATCGGCATGCGCTTGGGCGAGTCCTTGCGCGGCCCATAGAGCGCCACGGCGCCCGACTCCGGCTGGGAGACTACGATGTCGTTGTACTGGCTGGCGCGGTTGGGGTGCTGCACGCTCAGGATGTCCGGTACGTTCACCTGCGCCTTGCGCGTCACGGTGACTGGCGCGGTATCGCTTTTGCCGCCGGTATTGAAGTCCGCCTCGGTCAGATCGACGATGGGGCCCGGGGCGGTCGGTGCATAGTAAGCGGCGCCATTGCCGACTGCCGAGACTTCCGAGCGGGCGATGGATTTGAGCGAGAAGCCGGACCAGACCGGCCACGCATCCATGGCGTCGTAGAGCTGTCCGATAATATCGGAACCCTTGGTTTGGGAATCCAGAAACAGCGACCCCCACAGTCCCGCCGCACGGCATTGGTTGCGCACCACCTGGAGGGATGGCTTGTCGATAATGTCGCCGATGATGTTGCCCAGCGCCGGGGGGTAGTTGGGAGGCTGGGAGCACTTGAACGCCAGGAGCGCTACGTGGCCCGCGTTGCGGGCGCCGGAGGCCTGCACGGTAGGGGCGGTGTATCGGTAAGTACCGGGGAATTGCACGATGCGGCATTGCGGTACGTAGGAGACGCCGCCGCCGTCCGGAGCGTCCGAGACCGGGCCGCCCGGCGCCGTGCCGGCCGGCCGGTCGGGATACAGCAGGTATTGCCACAGCGTGGGAGGGTTCACCGTGCCCCACGGAGGGACGCCGCCGGCCGCCAGATATTCGCCGAAGGCGAAGATGTACATGGGGGTGGCTTGCGCGCCGGTGGTGGTGATCTCAGCGGAGTTGCCCATGGCCGTCACCACCGCATCGAGCGTGTCTACGCCCGCGATTTCGAACAGGCTGACTTCGCTGGCCGGTTCGCCATACCAGGGAAGGGTGACCGTTACCGCCGTGCCATGGTCGTTGACATTGCAAGCTTTGGCTTGCGCATACCAGACCTGGAAAGTGTTCTCGCCGGAGAACAGTGCCGTCCAGCTATTCGCCGCCGTATCCGAGATGGTCAAAGGTGCGCTGCTGCTTCCGACTGCCGCGCAGACGATCAGCCAATCTCCGGCTACGTTGGGTTGCGAATAAGTCCACGTGGGGGCCGATCCTACGAATGGGGAGCCGCCGCCGAAGTCGGCCTGCTGGACGGTTCCCGGTCTTTGTCCGCAGTTCAGGCCGTGCTGAATCGGGCTTTGAGGGTTGTCGTTGCCGAAGCCGGCTTGGGTGGCTCCATAGAACAGATCTTCGACCATGTCCGCGAAGTCCGCATCCGCTGAATTATCCGAGTTGGGGTTAAGGGGAAATGCGCCCAGGATCTCCGGCTGCACGTTCGGAAACATCTGCCCCGATCCCATGGCCATTTCCGCGGAGCCGGCACCCGCATAGTGCGGGTAGATGATGCGCTGATCCGTCAGAAGATTGCCGGTTGTGGAATCGGTGCCGAAGAATTCCGGCCCATCGCCCAACGAGGGCTCGAATTGGAGATTGAGCGCACCGATGGGAGTGTCCGCATTGGCTTTTGAGCCATTTAATCCGAAAGCGGACTGCAAACCGTTGGTGGTGATCTCGTTGAAGCCGGGAATTTGGGCGTAATAGACGTTGATGGTTAGACTCAAGCCCATCTCTGCGATGCCCAAATAGGGAAGCAGGACGGTAGCGCCGCTGCCGGGGGTCCACCAATAAGCCCACGGTGCCCACCGGCAGCCTGAAGCATGCATCGGGTCGGGGCCGTTGTATGCCATGTTCCAGAGTGGGATTTCGTAGCTCCCACTCAGCGTGGAAGATCCCTGGCCGCCGTAGTCGTTGAATGTTACGCTGTCGGCTCCGGTGTTGTAATTAGAGCCGTAGGGGATGGTGGCAGTGACCGCCAGCACGTAATAGACTCTGCTGTCCGGTACCGTGATTTCACTGTTGCCGCTATAGCCCAAGCTGGCCGAGTACTTTTGGAAATTCAGGACCAGCCATTGGTTCTGGTTCACCCAGCTTTGTAAAACGCCCATGACGGGGTTGTGGCAGAGCAGCCAGTCCACGTTCGCGACATAGTCGGGTGGGGCTTTCGATTTTTTTGACTTCTTTCCCGATCCCTGCCGGATGTTGGCCATCCAGATCAGGTACATGGCCCCCTTCGTCACGCCATAGAGCAGGGGAATTGTTTGGCCATAGGCCCCGCTGTTGACAGTGGTGCCCAGGGCTACCGGGCGGATGGCGTTTTGGGATTTAGAGCCGAGCATTGGGGTACAATTCGAGACGAAATGCGAATAACTTATCGAGACGGATGGACGGAAACCTTTATCACCGCTTCGCGGGTGGTGTTCGACGGCGGCAGCATGGCCAGGATCTGCCGGATGGAAGCTCCCCGGCCGGCGGGCCTGCCCGGATCTTGGGTGTTACATGTTCCGGTGGAACGGCCGATTGCGTGGATCGACGCGAGCCGCATTGCAGAGATCCGCGCTCTATAAGGACTGAAGTTTCGGAATCCCGAAGGGCGAAAACACCGCGATTTCCCGGTGTGCCCACATAGGGTGCCGCGTGGCATCCGCTTCCTCGACGCACGGGGCGACTGCATGCGCGATCGTCGGCCACTCAAGCACGATACCCCCGTGGTTATACAGCTTCGACGATCCCACCCTCACCAGCAGCAGATTTCCCCATTCGATCTTGGTTGACCGGCAGGCTACGCCTTCCATGGCCTTTTGTGCGTGCCTCAGCAGGCGCAGCATGTAGCGCTGATCTTTGGTGTGGAGGCACCAATCCAGATGGTAGACACCCAGGCCTCCGTAGACATCGGCGGAATCGGCGAGCCCGGACGAGATCAGGCATTCGCCGAGAAACGTTGCACAATCGCACCCCGCGCCCTTTACTTTCGCGCCAAGAACGTACGGCGTCCCAATCCACAGCCGCGCCTCAGCCACCAGTGCCGCGCGCGGATCAGGCGGACATTGCCGGGTTGGGCACATACAAAAAACCGTCGAAGGCCTCGGGATCGTCGGATTGATCCACTGGCGCGGGCGCGCTTACATAGAACGTGTCGCCCTCGCCTCCGCCGAAAGGAGTAGGCGGCCATGGAAGCGGCGCATACAGGATGAACTGGTTCAGGTAGTTTTCAATCCCAATCGTGATCCCGACATTCTCCTGGATCGCGCTCCAATTGGTCGGACCTAAGGTTGCTCCGGCCCCGGCGTTGAATACCAGATAGCCACCCCTGAGCACATTCGTTCCAAATTGGTGATGCGGCCCGATGTTCGTGCAGTCTCCAATCACCACGTTGGGCGAGTCCCCGGCGACCACGTTGAACTGCGGAATTACGCTGAAGCCCGCGGGCGGGGTGGCTCCCGAATAAGCCGCGGATTGCGAGTACATCTCGATTACGTTGGTGGGAACCATTTGGTTCACCACATCCAAGAACGAAGTGACCGAGAAAACGATGGAGCCGCGCTCAATCTTGGATTGGCCGATTCTGCCGCCAAACAACGCCGAGCAGCCATACGTCATGGCGTCGCCAGGGGCCGGCATGTAGCAGTTCCACACTCTTACCGGGAGGTTGTCGTAGTAGCCTGCTAGGGAAAGCTGCCAAGGGTTGGAAGTGAGGGTGGTAGTGCCGTAGGCCCGATATTTCGGAGTCCAGGTGATATCCAGCGCTTGGACGTCCAAGCCCACTTTGGTAGTGAGAGAGCCGCGCTTGATGGCGGTATTGAGGAAGAGAGCATCTCCCCAGACAGGCCACGCCAAGGGCGATTCGTAATCTGTGAGCCACAAGGCATTGGGATCTTCCGGGTACCCGATCAGGTAGAGATTGCACATCCGAAAAAGATTGTTTGCCTTCAGGTAGGCAAGTGTGGCCGCCGTGGAATCGGAGCCGTAGCCGTTGATGCATGTGCGCATGGGGGTAAGCGAGGCGGTTGACTTTATCGGCGAATATCGGCTGATCCGGCGAGCAGGTACCGGAGGCCTTCAGCGGCGAATCTGCAGGCCACCAGGTTCACGCTGCCGCCGGCCGCGAGCTGGTGAGCTTGAGCGTGCCCGTTCCATTTTTGGCGTTCTCTCCGCCGATGGTCCATAGCTCTTGCATCCACTGCTCAAAGTCCGTGGTATCCGATTGCAGGCGAACCCGGAAGTAGAATTTGAAAGCCGCCGTTATCGGGCCAGTCGGCTCGGAAGCCCACTGAACGACGAGGCCCATCCAGGAATACCCCGGAGGAGTCGCCGGTGAAATAGCGAAACCTGGCCCGATAATGGTGTAGTCCGTTCCTTCCGTCTTCTCGACGCCGTTGGCATAGACTGCAATCGTGCCGTTAAGGTCGGTGACGTCTTCGTAAAACAATCCCCCCATGTTGCGTTGGATCGGAGAATAGTAGACCGGAGGCGAACCGCCATCGGAGACTAATTGCAGTTGCGCCATGGTGTTTGGAACTGGCGGAGATGCCAGGGTCATGGGCGGCCCTACGGAGTCGTCCGAGGGATCGTCGAACAGGATGTCCGCGTACTGCCCTTGTGCCGCCAGCAGGAAGCCCATGAGGTACTTCAGATCCGTGTACGGCGCATAGGCCATGGTGTTTCCGGCCCCTCGGAAGGCGTCCATGATCCACTCGTACATCAACGTAAATGTCCAAACCGGGTTGTAGGTCTGGGCAATTCTTACCGTGTTTTTGGTGGCCGAGGATTGGACGATGGTATTTCCACCTTCCATCGTTTTGAGCACGGTCCAGGTGAGACCTTGGATATTCGCGGGCCAAACTGGAATAATACTCATGAAAGTTTTCGCGGGCGGAAACCGCTGGCTTTAGCCATGCGGAGGAAGCCCGCGCGCTCCTTTCGAATAGTACGTGTAGACCTTGTAAACATTAGCTTTCGAGCGCACACTGAGAATAGGCGCGCACGGTGAAATTGACTGCAAAAGTGAAGCTCGAAGGCGGCGACAAGCATGCGCTTTTGCGCACGCTCGAAGCCGCCAACGAGTGCGCCGACTGGATCAGCGAACAAGCATGGCACGCGAAGACCTTCGCCCCGTACTCCATCCACAAAGTGACCTACCCAGAAGCGGAGCGAGCGATGATTCCGAAGGCAGCTTGAGTACAAAACGATATGGAACAGACGCCACCTCGCGGTGATCGACCGCTGGTATCCATCGAGTAAGACCTGCCACGTGTGCGGCGCCGTGAACGCGGGCGCTCACTCTAGCGGACCGAAACTGGACGTGCGAGTGTGGCGCTCATCTGGATCGCGATCTCAATGCTGCCCGGAACATTCGCACAGAAGGACTGAAGATCCTCGCGGCGGGAAACGCCGAGAGTCCTAAACGCACAGGGAGCCGGTATAAGACCTCCGCAGTTGGAGGCGCTCGGTGTTGAACTGTGAATCCCCTGGCTTTAGCCCATGGGGAGTTTCAAGAGTTAAACGCATTCGACATGCGCCTCATCCTCGCAAAGAGATAATCGGTGTGCTGGTCCAAATCGTTCCGCGTGACCGGGTGATTGATGACGGGTTGATAGTTTACGTGGAAGGTGTGGCCGCCCTGGGAAGATCCGCCTGAAGCTCCGCCGTTATTGGCTGTGTTCAAAAGCATTTCGGTGAGAGGCCGGGGAAGGATGCCTTCTTTCTCGTGTGCCAGGACCATGCCGGTGCGCGGCATAATACCGCCCGTCTCAAATGCCGCCGCCGATGCCCAGCCCATACCCTCTCCGGATGCCGCCGCCGCCACTTCGGGTGCCGCCACTACATTGTCGGGGAAGGGCAGCGCCTCCATGACGGATGCGAAAGCCGCCGCACCCGCGACCGCTGCATCGCTGGTGCCTATCGAAACGTTTGCCGCACTGTTCTGCGCGATCTTCGCCGCGTTCGAGCCTGCGCTGTCTGCGGTGGTCTGTGTGCCGAAGATCTTATTTGCCAGCGTCATGATCAGATTCTGCTCGATCTGCTTCGCTGCGATCTGCTCGATCTGCTTCACCACGTCCATTACCAGGCCATTCCAAACCTGGACCATGGCTTGGGCAAATGTCTTCTGATGCGTGATCCATTGATTGATGCCGTTGAAAATGGTGTTCGACATCTGCTGCCAGGCCTTGGCGACGGTCTGGGCTATCTTGTCTTCTTCCTGCTGCTGAATCTGCTCGATCTTGTTGGCGGCCTGCTGTGCAATTTCAATTTCTTGATCCTTCAGCCGCTTGTATTCGGTGGTCTCGCGACCGTTGATGGCGAGTTCTTGCTGGGCTTCCTGTTCGAGAATTTGGATGGCCCGCGCTTTCCACTCTTCGACGGCGGCTACCTCGGCCTGCTCCCACTGCCGTGCCGTCATCTGGTGGTGCTTGACGCGGTCGTTGTCGCTCTTGATCGCGGCTTCCAGCGCCCTGTTATTCATTTCCGCTTCGAAGGACAGTTCTTCGCGCATATCCCGCTCGCGTTCTTCCAGCCGCTTCCGCGCTTCCGCGCTCTCGGCGGCCATCTCCCGCTGCTGGGCTTCGGTCAGTTGGCGCAGAACGCGTTCCAGCGCCTGCTCGCTCGCCTTGCCGTCTTGGACGATCTGGGCATTCGCACGCGCCGCGATTTCCACGCGCTGAAGAGCGGCATGATCTTCCGCCGCAGTGGCCTGCCCCGCGAGAGTGGCGTCCCGCTCATCTGCGTTCTTTTGCTTGTCGAGTTCCCGGAGTTGGGCGATGGCGTTCTGTTTGATCTTTAGCTCACGGTCGTTGAATGCCAGTAATTGAGCTTCGATTTGTAGCGCGGAATCTCCGCGCAGCTTGGCTTCCTCTTCGTAGCGCTTGCGCTCAATTTCGAGCAGCGCCAGCGCGTGCGTCTCCTGGTCCTTGATTTCGATGTCGTCGAGACGGCTGTCTTTGCCGGGCTTCTCTGTGCCGGGCTCGGGGACGTCCAAGCCGGTCTGCTTCTTCTCCTCCTGTGGCGGAGGCGCAAAGAACATCGCATCCCGGTCTGCTTTCAGTCTGGCCCAATAGCCCTCGATGTCCGCCGCTCCCTGCTTCCAGGAGTCCACCCAATGCTTTTTCATCTGCTCCACGTCGCCCTGGACGGCATAAACGTTGCCGCTGAAGGTGTCGCGGAGGACCTTTGACAGATCGCTGGCCCCCTGGGCCACCGCGGCAAATGGTTGTATGAGCGTCCGAACAACAGTTGCCGCCACAACACCCATTACCTCGAAGCCGAGCTTTAGAGCCTTGATAAGGACCAGCAACGGTTCCAGCGCGGCGACCTCGAAAGAGCGTAGCATTTGCGACAATTCCGCAGTGTCGCGCGTCCATTCCCGAGCTGCCGCCGCAGCATCTTTGGTCACTGCAGACGCAAGGCCGGCTTTGTGCGCCAGGGTCTCCAGTTCGGCGCCGCTCTCGCGGAGAACCGGAATCACCGTCGCCCATCCCTTGCCGAAGATCGCAGTAGATGCATCGGCCAGGACCGCATGGCTGGCCACGTTCTGCACGCCATCCGCTAAGCGATAGAGCAGAGCCTCCGGTTCCAGCGTCTTCAGATCGTCGATACTGATTCCCAGGTGCGCAAAGGCAGCCGCGGCCTTGGCGTTCCCGGCCACGGCCTCTTCCTGCGCGCGGAGCATTTTGCGGAGGCCTCCGCCGAAGCCTTCGAAGTCGCCCCCCATCTCCCGGACTACCTGCTGTAACCCAGCCAAAGTCTGGATGTCGATGCCCGTCTGGGTGCTGAGGTGACCCAGTTCGACGACGCTCTTGGCAGCTTCGTCTTCCATGTGGGCAAAGAATCCGATCAGCACGCCTCCGCCCAGCAGTCCGGCGAGCCCTGCAAATCCGGCCATGCTGCCTTGGGCCAGCTTCGCCGCTTCGGCCGAGCCGATCAGCCGTTCAGTCAGCCCCGCCAGGGCGCCTTCTTCTTCGACGACGCCTACAGTAGCCGCCTTAATGGCCGCAGTCTGTGTTGCCGACGCAACAGCCGCGGCTCTCTTTGCTAGTGCCAAACGCGCCAGCGCCGCGGTGTCCCCGTCTTCGGCTTCGGCTGCCGCCCTTGTTGCCGACCGCACATCCGACTGTGCGGCCTTGACCGCAAGCGAGCTTTCAGCTACGGTCACCCAGGCTGATGCAATCTGAGCTACGGATTTTTCCGAATCCGCGGCCAGCCCAGCGAAGGCCCCGCCAATCTCAGCCGCCGCATTACGCACCGCAGCCTCTGCATCTTCCATTCCCATTTTGATGGGAGCGATGTTGACGCTGGAACCGATTTCGAGGATTGCACCCATTGTCTAATTCACCGAATACTTACCGAGTTTCGCTTGCACCTTCAATGCCTGTTCCGCCATCGCGCGCAGATGTGGCGGCAACTTCATGGACGCCTGCATTCCACCCACACTCCCCGAGAACGCGGTCATCTGGGCAAGAGCATCATCGCGCGTCTGGGGCTTGGGTTTCGCCTTCTCCTGTTTTTTTAAATACACCGCAGCCAGAATTTCGTCGGCCGACGGATGCAGATTCAGCGAGGATGCCATATCAAACGCCCGTGACACACTCATGGCGTCGATATATTCGAGCGACCAGCCGGCGGCGCGGACCAGGCGCAAGTAAAACCAGTCCCAGTCGATCTTCTGCGGGCCGGCGCCTATTCCCCCGGCTTGGCCGGCCGGAGTCCGGAGCCCAGGGAAATTGCCTTCATGATTGCTGGAACGTTGTTCGCGTCAACCATGTCGAGCAACTGCTCCTCGGTGACTTCCGGATAGTTTCGTTGGATGGCCGCTAGGATCACGGGCAAGCGCTCATCCAGTGCCTCGTTGAGCATGCGGCTGACGTCTTCGATGGGCGCATCCTTAGGGATGTCCGCGGACTTCGCCAGGACCGGGAAGTATTTTTTGAACTGCCGCACGGAAAGGCCTGGAATTGTCCAGGTCTTTCCGGCCATGTAGACGGGGGTGCCGTCGTATTGCGATCTGGTCTCGTCCATAACGGATTAACCGAGGTCCGCGTACATGTAACCGAGCACGCCAGCCGCATCGCAAGAGGCATCGAATTCCAGATCGGAAATCCAAAAGTCTTCTTGCTTGGTGGGGATGGAGAACGTGCCCATCATGCATGAATTCAGTTGAATGCCCATGATCTGGCTTTGAAACGAGTTGAACAGGAACGCCTGGAATTCCGGCGCGTAGCCCATGAACTGGTTCACCAGAGCGACGGTGGTGCCGCGGGCGGCATTCAGCCAGGTGTAGCTGATATAGATCTGGGTCTTGGCCGCTTCGTCCGCAGCCGAGAATGTGTATACGCCCAGAAACGGGGTGGGCGCGGAATACTGGCCGATAGCGGGCGTGCCTGGGACCTTTTGAAACTGCTGCCCGGTAGCCGCATTCAGGACACCAAAATCGGTGGTGGCATTCGCTGCGTTAGTGACTGTGACGGTGGCCGCGGGAGGCGATCCGCCGCCGATGGTCCAGGCTTCGTTGGCTGCCAAGATCTGCATGCCGGTGGTCTGGGTCTGTCCCCAGTAGAGCTGATTCAGCATGGTGGGGTCCTGGGTGGCAAACTTGCCTTTGCATGTCACATCGATTTTGCCGCGCGCTTTGGCAACGGCCATTTGCTGTTGGCCCCAGAGTTTCTTGATGTCGCCTTTGACGTTGATGTTGCACTCCTGAAGGGTGCCGACCATATAGGGCGTGGGATTGGCTGCGAGGTTTCCGGCGTTCGGAACTGCCACGAGAACGCCGCTGCCGAACTGATAATTGGGCACTTGGTAATACTCCTTTTTTGTTGGGGGTTGAGATTGGCGCTTCTGAATCGCCGGGGAAAAATTATGGAACTAAAATCTTGAGCGGGATATGCACGCTCGCCTGCTGGCTGAAGATGCCTTGGTCTATGCGCGTTTCGCCTTCGATCCAACAGTGTTGGACCAGGCCGCCGAGGGTCAGGCGTCCCTGCGAATCGGCTGGGTATGAAGGCAGCAGCGCCGTGTCGATAGCATTCAGCAGCGCATTAATCTGGGTGGCCGCCAGCGACGTTTCTTGTCCTGGAGTTTGATTGATGGCCGATTCCCAGCAATGCACGATGAGTAGGGCGCTGAGCGTCTTCTTGCCTGCCGTGCCTTGCGGGCGCGGGTTCGTGTCTTCCGACGCTTCGACGAGGAATAGGGCGGGCTGCTGAGCCGGTCCCAGCGCGGGAGGCGGAATGTAGCGCCTGCCGACCGTTACGAAGGTTGGGGGTGACCCCTGGAGATTCGCCACCAGCAGACTGAACAGGGCGGCATAGATTGGCTCGCGGTCTATAACCGATAGCTGGCTAGGCACTCATGGCCTCCCGAACGCGCGCCTGAATCTTCTCGAAGAACTGCCCCTGGTATCCCTCGCCAATACTGAAGAAAAAGGGCCGGGCAGGTACGGAGAATTCTTTGTGCGCCCGATACACGCCAGGGGCGCGCATGCCCACGATCATGTTCATAATTGTGCTCCCGACGGCGGGCACGTGATAGCCATATTCCAGCCAGTAATGGGCTTGCTTGCCTGCGTTCCTGGGCTTGTAGATGGCATTGATATCGTCGTCCGTTTCGATCACTCTTCCCGATCTGCCCAGGATGTTGGCAAGCATGTCGTTGGGCTTGCTCCGAGGGTCCGATGGATGCGCCGCTGCCGCTTCCACTTCGGCTTGTGCCAGCCCTTTGACCCCGTCCTTCATTCCCACCCGGACGCCCACCAGGATGCGTTCCTGGAGATGATCGATGTAGGAGACGGTGGAATCGACGGAGGTCTTATCGAGGGTAAAGAGGACCATACTTATTCTTATGGCTTGCGGGAGCCATCCCGCCGCGCCAAACATTGAAAACGAACTGTTGTTCCGGACGGTGTGAGTCTGCCGAATCCAGTTGGTGCAGACCTAGGCGACCCGATGACCTGGGCGGACAGGTTGGGAAGCTGCTCGTTATAAGACTGGAACCGTAGCCGGAGGTGGGCCGCCGCTCCTTCGGTTTACCGCTTCCGCGCCTTAGCCAAATCCAGTTTCTTGCTCATATCGAGCAAGGCCACTCGCTCCGGAGGCGTTTGTAGCGGATCATACCGTCGGTACCGTTCGATTACCCTCTTGACCGACAACGGAATCTCGCTTTCGGGTGTGGTCACCGTTTCGCCAGTCACCTGGTGGATGTTGGTCTGTCCGATGCTCATCCGAGACTTGTAGCGCTGTGCCGTCCACTCGATTACGGCCTGTGCCGCATCGGGAGGAACGGCTGCATATCCCGCGTTGTAGGTAATGGAGTATTCCCGTTCGTCGACGAAAATGAAGACCTTTCCGTCGAGATACAGTTCGTACCGGCGCTCCGGATCCACATCCGAATCGATCCACCAGCCCGGTGCCACGTCGTTGGCGGATTCCGGGATGGCACTCAGGCCTCCCAGGTTGAACCAGGTGTAGCTGATGACCACCTGCGTTTTCGCGGCTACGTCCGCAGCCGAGAATGTGTAGGTGCCAGTTGAAGGATTGACACTGTATTGACTCTGCTGAAGAGGCCCCTGCGAAATGTAAGCGAAGGGCAAGCCGGTCGATACCGAGACCACGGCGGGCAGGGAATTCTCGGGGCCGGGCGGCCCATCGTACATGAACGTTGCGGCATTGGAGACAGTGAAACTGTACTGCGGAGGATCCGTCTGGAATTGCCCCAGCGTATAGGTCTCGCTGGCCTGGTCAATCGATGACCCGGTGAGCGGAGGCGAGCCACCAGCCCCGATCTGCGAAAGGTTCACAATGGAATTGATGGGCCAGTGCCTCAGCACCATCAAATCGCCGCCGTCGCCTTCCCGCACTTCGTTGTAATTCTGAGCCGGGGTGAAATCCGGCCGCCGGATCTCATTCAGGAAGTCGGTGGAAACATTTACAATCAGTCCCGTGATGAGGCTGTCGTCGCTCGATGCAGCCGCGCCCATAGCGAGCCACGTCTTTACATCCTGGAGTGCGCAGAGACTTGTTGACATGTCATCCTCTCGTCGATGCCCAGTCTTCGCACCGCAGACTCCACAGCAGCCGGTCCACCCATTCGCAGGGCTTGCCGATCTGGGTTTCGTCCCTATCCCAGAGCTTCACCAGCATGCGCATGGCGACCTTGATCTCAGGAGGCACCGAGCCGGCGCTCGTGCCATACCCCGCCGTGAAGTTGATCTGCACGGCATTCGGCACGTAGAGGCAGGCGGGCCAGTTCTGCCCGGAGTTCGGGAACAGGCGCGCCGGTTCGTTTTCGTTGTCCACCACGAAGGCACCCTGCTGGTTTGCGGGCGTCCCCGGAAGCAAGGTTTGCAGCTCCCCGGTTATGGCGTCCACGTACTGGATGTTTGTGACTCCGATCAATGGAGGCCGGTACAGTTTTATCATCTGCGAGTAGTTCCACAGCGTCGTGGAATATCTTGGCAGGGAGTAGTAAGCGGGGGGATACGCCTGCTGGGACATGAACGTATCCGTGAAGTACGGAAACGAATCCATGACCTGCTGGAATCCCGTGGCGATGAAGGTACGGCGCGTGAACGTCTCGCAATAGCCGCGCGCGGCTTTGATCAGGTCTCTCAGCCGGGTGGCAATATTAGCGCTGGTTACATGGTCTGAGTCTTCCCAGGGGCCATAGCCCAGTTGGACCTTTACTTCAGCTAGAGACAAGGGCTCGACAAGTGGCGGAGATGTGATTACAATGCCAGACATGGCGCTAGAAATTCCAGAGAAATCATACGTTTGCGCGAGTTGCGGCGGCCGGTTCCTTTACGGGCGACCCGACGAAGATGCCCTGGCCGAGGCACTGCGCGATTTTGGCAAGCGCAGCACCGATCCCGATATGGTTTTGGTCTGCGACGACTGCTACGCGCAAATCATGCGGGGCACCCAGCGCATTAAACTACGTGGGCTGCGCGCGGGTTAGCGCGTCTCGCGTTTCGCCGCGCGGATCTTCACCTCGGGGTTTTCGGTGGCCCGTTTGTACGCCGCTTCCAGCAACTCGCGAATCTTTACTAGTTCGCCGGTCTGCCTTTCCATTTCCGCCTGCAGCCACGGCGCGTGCAGCGAGGGACCCATGCACTGGTGCAGCTCGCCCGTGTCTATCTTGTTCCCGCACTTCAGACAGATCAGGCCCATCATGCAGCCCTCCTTGGCATGCAGGTGGCCGGGACGATCAGGCTTGCCGGTTTCGCAGGGGGCTTGCATTCTTCGATTACGATACGAAACATGTGCTCTCTTTCAACCACCACTGCCACAGATGACTGAATCCAGCGCTATACGTGCGCCATGGTCTCTGCCATCCCTTCGCTATGTAGTCCGCGCTCAGCGATGCCCATGGTTCCACTGGCAGCCGGTCCAACAGGAACAAATCTAATGCTGGCCGAATCTGCCCCCGCACGACTTGCGGATGCGCTCTTTGCCACGCTTCGAACCCGCCGTATTTGCCGTGCGGCGTCAGGGGCCGTCGTTCGAAGGCGCGCCGGCGAAACACGCCGATCCCGCCGATGGTCGACACGGGGACGTAGGAAGGTGGCCCGTCCGCCATCTCCAGATCGCGGGTGGCATCCGGACGATACGACTGGGTAAAGTGCGGACAGCGGCTATCGGGGGGTTCGATGCCCAGCAGATCCAATTCCGGGTGCGATTCGAACGTGGCCGCGCATTGATCGAGCCAACCGGGCGGGACGATTACATCCGAGTCGATCTTGGCCCAAAACTGCGCGCCGGGGCTAGCCAGATAGTCCGCCATCACTGCGACGGGGCTTCCTAGGCCGCCTTCCTTCTCTTTCTCCTCCTCGGTCAGATCTGCGAACTTAACGGAATACCGGAAGACCGTCGGCTTGCCCAGATTCGCCCGAAATACACGCGTCTGATCGGCCATCAGTTCATGCGTTCCGTCCGCCGATCTATCATCGCAAACCACAAGCCCGGAGACGAGGTCCAAGTTTGTGTTTTCCATCAGCGCCTCGAAGCTTGCCTCCGTAAATTTCCGCCGGTTATGCGTGAGGAACAGGATGTCGATCATGCAGATACCATGCTTGCTTTCACCGAAGCGATCCGGCGCAGGATCTCGGCCAGGTCGTCGCCGTGACGTCTTTCCATGCCCATGCGGTCCACGCCGTGCGCGTGGGGCAGGTGATCCACGCCTAGGTCAACTTCGTGAAACGGTGTGAGCCCGGTAAAGACCCGGTCGCACTCGCGGAGAAATAGCTCATCCACGGGGAACACGGAGCGATATTGCGCAAACGCCCAATTTGCCAGGATGCGCGGAAAGATGGCGCCCCAGCCCACGAGAGTGCAGCCGAGCGGCCGGTAGAATTCGCTGTGGCTCCGCTGCACGTTGCACCACAACTCGCGCCGGACTCCGTTCCCAACGTATGGGGTAGCCAGATCTTCCACTGGCACAATACAGTCGTCGTCCTGCACATAGATGAAATCGTGTTTTGCCCGGTAGATGCCCAGATAGCGGCCGTACACTTTCTGATCGATGTGCTCTTTCGCGTTGTCCCAGACCACGATGTCATCGAAGGGCAGCGATTCGAGGATTGGCGACAGGTCTACGTCGCCTTTCGTGACGATGACGGCCGAGATGTCAGAGCAGTTCATGGAAGAACGCCTTTGCCTGTGCGTGCGTTAATTGCCCGCTTCTCGTGTATCCGCGCGGCTCGGTGGCGCTCCGCGTTAACGGGTCCATGGCACTCCCCAGATTGATGTAGGTGCGGCCGGGAAATGCCTCCCAGAGCTTCACTACCGGGATTGTCCCAGCCATGCCAGCGGCCCACAGCAGGACATCAAACGGATTGCCCGCCAGTTTGTCATAGATCGAATCCGCGCATGCCAGCAGATCCCGCATGGGCGTGACGACGTGCTCGCAGCCGAGCATCTTGGCCGCCGGTGCGTGCGCCGCCGGTCCCAGATAGACTTTGCGCCGCGTGTCCGCCTTCACCGCCTTATAGAAATCCAGCAGCTCGCGGGACTCGCGCGTCAGAAGCAGCGCTTCGAAGTGCAGAAAGTTGAGATTGGCATCCCCGATCAGCCGGTCGTATTCCGCGCGATATTCCGTGGACCGGTTGGCACCGAAAGAAGCCGAAAGCCAATCGCCGATGTAGATTTGCGGGCCGCCGAAAGCACCCGAGAACCGCCAATCGCCAATGCAGTTTGGGTCCTGGCCCGCATTATACGCTGACATATCCATAACAAACCCCAGGCCGACATAGCTGCCGATGGTCGAGTGGACGACATCGTCCCAGGCTTGCCGCATGCCCCGCGCCAGATCGGGGGAATACTTCTCGCCGTCGCAAGTCTGCCCTTTCCCCAGGCCGTTGATGCATTCTATGGCTCCATCGCCATAGCGGAGGAATAAAAACGGCGCTTGCCACTTCAGCTTGGCAGTGAGGAAGGCTGCGCTCTCGTCGATGCCCAGGCGCGTGTACATCGGCCAATCTGACCGCGCCGCAAGGACGGCTGCGCTCTCGTCGATCCTCGGGCGCGTGTATCCGCCGGCCGCAAGCTGCATGTCCCACTTGGCTTCGTCGTGCGAGCGATTGGCCATCAGCCGGTACGCGCGAACCGTCGTACATCGCCTCCGCGCCACTACACCATAGCCCAGCGCAAATTGGAAGCCGCCCAGGTTGATCGAGGCACGGCGCTCGTGGCCAAGGATCTCAAAATTGACCGACTTCAAAAGCCGATCCATCCCGATCCTTGTGAATCGGGCCAGGTCACTGGCTTCGCATTCCTCCCAGTTCGTCGCGTACGTCATCACCAGGTGGCCGCCCGGCTTCAGGGCCATCAGCAGCGCGTGCGCCCACGATACTGGATCTTCCAGATATTGAAAGACCTGGTTGCACATCACCGCATCGAACGGTCCACGCGGCCATGCATCGCCCTTGTCGTAGGGCACGTATTCGCCTTCGACTAAATGCCGATATGGCTGTGGCTCCCGGCACGTTCCCGGCTTCCCCGCCCCGAAGTCCAGCACGCGGCCACACAGCAAGTGCCGGTTGCGCGTCATAAACTCGCGGATGGAATCGCGCTCCAACTCGCGCACCGTGTGGTGATTCCAGTATGTCGCCGGATGCTCCCAGGCGCTTACAGCGGTTTCTGCCATATGCCTATCAGTGTCGGACAATTCCAGTCCGCGATGTCGTCCCGCCCGAGGATTTCCCGGCTCACTTCCACCAGGTGTGTGTAGCTCAGGTGTTTATCGAGCGATTCCAGCGTCAGTGAATGGTCGTGTAATAGGTTCAACAGCGCGGGCGGTCTCAGGTGCACGTACAGATAGAATCTGCCGCCGGGCTTCAGCAGCCGTGCGATCTTCGGCAGCAGATGGAATCCCATTTCGCCGTGGTCCAAAGCATTCGCGCAAAGGATCGCGTCGAAAGTCAGGTCGGTATCCCATTGTTCGAACGGCGCTGAATAGTAGCGGATGTCGCCGCGCTCTTCGTTTTCAAGCAGGCCCAAATGGCCGAACGCCTCAAACAGCGGATCGACGGCAACGCAAAGGCCGGTCCACCGAAAGCTGGGCAGCATGCCCCAGCACGGCCCCGCGCCGATCTCCAGGACCGCCGCATCCGGGCTTTCCAGGCTATCGGATAGGCCAAGGCTGCGGACGTATTGGAGTTGCATCGCTTTCTGCGCGGCGAGGCCGTCTGGCCCGTCGAGCAGTTCCGCGCGAATCCAGTACTTCAATTCGAGCAGTTCCTTTTGGCTGAGGGTCACGCGTAATACTCCCAGAGATCCCTGCAAAAATGTTCCCGGCAGCCGAGGGTCGCGATGTCGATCTGCGACTCGTAGCAGGCCAGTGCCCGCAGCTTGCGGCGGATCCACTCGCCGGATTTTACCGGGACGCGATTGGCGCTGGTGGATTTGCCTTTGTCCCGCGTGTAAGTCAGGTAGTGAGTTACCCGGCCAGGCCAGAGGGTGTCCGCTGCGCGGCCTACCGCGGTGTGTTGCTCGTGGCCGTTCTCGATGGCCGGGGCGAAAGCGTGCTCGACTTCCCGTTCGTCCCAGCGTTCCCGCAGCAGGCATCGGAGGTGGCCCGCGATCCAGTCTGAGTTTGACGCCAGATTGTGATTGTCGGGGATGCCTATGAATTCGCAGCCCGAATGACCCAGTTCTCTCAGCGCGCTGATGGTCTCCGCTCGCCGCTGCTCCAACGTGACCGGATTCCCCCGCTCAGCCTGCAAGTGGGAATCGAACACGACTACCACCAGCGGTTTTTCACGCTGAATAGTCAGCGCACCGAACAAGCATTCATCGTCGTTGTGAGGCGAAAGGAATAGCTTCATTTGATCGCCGCCAGGACTGCTCTGAGCTTGCTGCGCCTCTCCACACCCTCGCCGTACTCGAAGAGTTCCCACATCAACGGCCGGAAAAGCGCAGTGATCCCATATGCCGGACCCAGCCGCCCGCGCTCCCCTTGCGGATTATTCCACTCCTCGCAAAAGTAGTATCGATCGTCCATCGTCCAAAATGACGTGTGTGTCGGATCGCAGAACGCGCCGGGATTCACCCGGCCATCGGACAGGGAGACAAGCGGCACCCAGAGATCGAGGAACGCGCCGGGCTTCAGCGCGCGGTGGGCTTCGTTGAGCGTTCGGATTTTCGAGGGAAGGTGCTCGAAAACATCGTGCGCCAGAATCTCATCGACCGACGAGTCTGGCCAGGGCCACGGCTCCGCGAGGTTTACAATCTGATCGGCGGGCGGGGCCTGGTCCACATTGACATAGCCGGGCTTGTGGTCGTCGCTGCAACCGAGGTTAAGCCGCACGTTTTTCCATTCCTTCCATATCGAGCGCGGCAAAGAATGCCGCGGGGAACGCTTCGTTCTTGACCTTGGGCCAGCCTACTCTTGAGATATTCCGCGCCGTGGACGTGTTCGAGGAATGCGCTCTGGCAATGCACATCTGCCGACCATCCAAGGTGGCAACGCCGCCATGCTTTTGCGCCGTTCGCGCTACTTCTACGTCCGTGGCTTCGAGCCTCGGATGACTGGGAAGCCCTGAATATTCCGGCCAGCGATGCGACTTCCAAAACTCTCTCGTGTAACACATGGAGGTGCCGACAGCGAAGCCTTCCGGCCCCTTCCAACGATATCCGACAGCATTCCGCATGTCCCAGAACAGGAGGGAATGATAGCCCGTCATGGGCCTTCCGGAAGTCAGCAGTAAGCTTACTTGCTCGTCGATCCTGCCGGGGTCGGACCAGTCGTCGGAATCGAAGTGGATAATGACTTCCCCTTGCGCCTGGGCGCACAGCCATTCCCGCTTGGCCCCGATGGTGCGCTTAAGTGCGCGGTAGTAGCGGACGCCAGGTCCATTGGGGGGGGCGGGGAAAGATAGATCGTCCGCGTCGTCCAGGATGATGAGTTCCTTATCCGGCCACGCCTGAGATCGCCAGCAGTTCAGCGCCGTCTGAGACAGTAGTGGACGGGCGCGCGTCGGCATGATCGCGGATACCAGCATTTTGTTCTGGCGGGGGGCTATTACTTCTCGCGCTTGATTCGGCGAGCTTGATGAAAAATTGGGGCCGTGGTAGGCGCGGCCCCAAGGTTTTGCAGCAAGGGAGGGAAAGCTAGCTGATGGTGACGCCGGAAGATCCGTAAGCGTACCACACGCCGTTGTAGGCTGTGATTTCCATCTTCTCGCCTTTGGTGCCGCCAAAGGTCAGGATGTGACTCGCTCCATTGATGGCGCTGGCGGGCGTGGTGACGGTATGGGCGTGACCCGTGATATCCAGGATCGTGAGCTTCTTCATATCCTGGCCTCCCGCCACGACGCCGGGTAGTCCGGCAACAGGGGCGGGCAACAGCCAGGCGCCGGCGCTGGTCTGCGCCAGTAGCACGGTGCCTTCCTTGGATACGATGTTTTCGGTGTCGGTCGCCAGGGGCGGCGAACTCACATTGGATGTGGTCTTCAGTTCGTAGCCGAAGATTGGTTCGAGATTTTGCGGGATGAAGGTGCCCTGGTCGGGACAGCTTGCCGGGAAACGATTGACGATTGACATTGAAATGGTTCTCCTGTGGTTTGGGAAATTGGGGTTTAGGTGCCGTGTTTCAGGCCCCTATAACAGCAAGCCTTAGGACTGCTGCAAATACATGACCGGGTGAGTTCCCGCGTCCAAAAGCTGGCCGTCCGCGCGCATAAAGGCGAGGAATGCCACCTGGCCATAGTCGGCAAAGCGCTCAACTAAACGCAGCACGCTCATCTCGCGGACGCGCCGGATAACGTACTTATCCAGCGGTCCGAACACGACGGTCTTAGCGTTCGCCGCCAGTTGCGCCATGTCATTGTTGATCGAGTAGCCGTAGCCCAGGATCGTGTCCGGCTGTTTGTCGCCCAAGCCCGAGAATCCAGGCATCCACAAGGGACGGCCGTAGTTGTCTTTCAGGGTCTTAAGGTAGCGCAAGGTCTGATCGTGGAACATGTACTTCGCACCCTTGCGATACAAGGGATCGATGGAGTGCTCCAAGTTGACCAGATCCTGATAACCGACCTGTTGGGTAGGATCGGGCGAAACCGCGTTGTCGTTGCCGATTACGGTCTGCCCCGAGGACGTGGCCGCCGTCACGATGCCATTCGGTGCGGACACCGAGACGCCGCCCCCCACGGTGAAATCCGCGTTGGTGATACGGCCCAGGCGGGTGGCAAACTTCTTAGTCAGGAATGCTTCCAAGTCGAAAGCGCTATCCTGCAACAGCTCGATCGAGACCTTCACCATTTTGGAACTGTATTTCCACGCGCCGAACAGAATCTGCCCAAGGGACACATCCGCCGAAGTGACCTGCTGGCCTTCGCCGATGCGCTCACCGGTTACCGTGGTGTCGTTGTCGGTCGGATAAGGCAGCGGTTGCCCGGTGGCCGTATCCATGACCTCGGCGACGTTCCACATGTCGCCGTAATACTTCATCGCGTCTTCGATTTCGTTCGTGAAGCCAACGGGAATGAAGAAGCCCGTGGTGGCTCCCGGATAGGCGCCCTGGCCGCCTCCGCCCATGTCGCGGCGCTCGCCGTCGGTCAATTGGATGGTGGTTTTGCGCTTCATGACCAGTGCGCGGTCTTCGTCGCTTACGCCAGCGAAGCCGTACTGATCCGGCAGCAAGCCGTTCTTCAGATAGTTGATAAAGGCGCGGCCTTCGCGTTTGCGCTGCTCTTCAACCGTATTGGGATCGTCGCCGCGGGGTTGTCCTTCCCGGCGGGTGGGGTCCGCGGTGCCGCGCATTTCGGCGTCCAGCGCCGTGGCGCGGGTGATGCGTTCGATGGCTTCTTTGAGCTGGTTTTGCTCTGCGTCCATCGCGTCGAACTTCACGATGTTCTCCGCCCGCTTCTCCGGGGCGCTCATGTCGAGAGCGGCCATTTGGCTTGCCAGTTGGCCGCGCTTCTCGCTCATTTCCTTGATGGTCATACTGATTCTCCTAAATTGAAATTTGGGGTTGTGGTGCACGCGCCTGAGTCGCCGCGGCCCGCGGAGATCGCGCGCTTCCGCCTTTCGCGCTGGGCATTCAAGCCGAGCCCGCATCCGGGCGCGCGTTGAGCGGCAGAAAAACGGTTATTCGATACTGGCCTGGATCGCCCGCAACCGGAACTTGCGATTCTCAACTTCGGGGTCCATGGCGTTTTCTTCGACAGCCGGGGGCTCAACCACCGCGGGCGCATCAACAGCCGGCGCGGGTGTATGCGTTTTCTTGGCCGGATGCTTGGCGGATCGTCCGTCTTCGCCTTCGCAGTTGGGATCGTCGCATTCCGGATCGGTGCATTCCGAGCACATGCCTTCGGCGCATTTGGCGCAATCGCATTTGCAGAAGGTGTTGCGGGCTTCCATGCGGCTGCGGAATTCTGCTGGGATGCCTCCGGGGAATAGCGAGCGGATGGCGGAAGTGGCGCTGTCATTCGCAGGGTAAGTCACCGGGGACACGTCGAATAAATCGACGTCCTGAATGGTGCGCGTGGACTTGATGACGCGGTTTTTATCGTCGCGTTCGTCCACCCACTGATCTTTCACTACGATGAAGCCGAAGGATGAGCCGTCGATATCGCCACGCTCGATGGACTCAGTCACATGCGTACCGGATGGTGGGGTGCAACTGTAGGCCAGGCCCACGCTGTCTTCCGAGATGGTGAGCGTTCCCGACTTCGTCCTGCCCAGGATGTGGTTGGGGTCGTGATTGAAAAGGCAGCGGACATCCTGCTTCTCCGCAATCGCCCTGGTAAATGTTCCCGGCGCAACTACTTCGACGATCTCACCGAACACCCAATCGCTCAAGGTGTAGGGGGTGTTGAATACGGAGGCGTGGCCTTCGATGCGGCGCTCGTCGCTGCCGTTTTTTGCTACGCGAACTTCAGTCTTGAAGTTGCGGCGCTCGATCTTGTTCTTCATGGTGTTCCTCTTTCGCTTTTCTGGTGGCCAGATCCCGGTACACCGCGATCCTTATGGCGCTCGCAGCCCGCACCAGTTCCCTTGCGGCGGCCTTTATTTCGTCCACTTTCCAATCCGACGACCGCTTGAACATGCAGGCAATGAAGTCCACGATGAAGGCCTGTACTTCCGGCCCACACTCGGTCGTTTCGAGGCGAAATTGCATAGAGCCGGAGACTGCGCAGGTGTCCGCGATGGCACTCAGAACCGGCGTAAACGCCCGCTGAAAGTCCCTGATATCCGGCTTTTCCCGTGCTAAAACCCGCTGCAACGCGTCCTGAAATAGCCCTGAATAGGCGCGAATGCATCGCTGATCTTCGGGCGGGATTTCCGGGGCGGGCTTCTTTTTTTTGTCATCCGCGTCGGGTTCGGCGGTGTCTGCCGAGCCGTCTGTCCCAGTAATCGAATTCGGGTCGCCCGGCGACAGCCTCAACGGATCGTCGGCGTCCATCATATTGACGGGCATCCAGTAGGTCTGCCCGGCTTTGCCTCCCACCGGATTCCAGTCCATGAACTTCTCACGGATGTCGTCGGTGTTCGCCAGTCCCCACTGCTTCAAAACCGTGATCAGCTTCGCCCTTGACTCGCTGTCCGGGGTGAGCATCGGCTGGTAATAGAACGAAGGGAAGAACTGAAACGCCGTGCGTCCTACCTTGGTGAACAGCTTGCGCTTGAACTCGCTCTGAAGCGGCTTATACCAGGGCATCAAGGTGTACTGCACGAGTTCAATGGCTTCCTGCTCGGCTGAGGATCGGTTGACCCTCCCCGACTCTCCCAGCATGCGGATGGGCACGTGAAAGATGGAGCCGATCTCTTCCCGCTGATGCTTGCGGAGTTCGATGAACTGCGCTTCGTTGGGTTTGACGTCGTACGGGATCCACTTCATCCCGCCTTCTATCACCATCGGGCGCAGCATGTTCTCGCCGCCCTGCGCTTCCTGAATGGATCTCCGGAAGTTCTCCAGTGCCTTGGGGTCCATGGTGTGAGGGATCTCCACCACACCTGACGGTCTGATACCGTTGGCGAAATACTTGCCGCCGAATTTTTCGGTAGCCAGGGCCAGGCCCATGACTTGCCGGGTCAGTTCGATGACTGGCTTGCCCAGCCGCCCATCGAGCGACAGCCCCGGCACATGCAGCATATTGGCCGAGAGCACCAGGCGCGGAGATCGCGGCTGATTTTCCTCGCCTACCTGCCCGTCCGTCGTCTCAAAAATGATCCGCCCGGGCTCTACCCATTCGTCTTGCACCAGGATGCGCTCCATGACACGGCGCGGCTTGGTGCCGATCGGCGAGCGCGGCCATAGGCCCAATACGCGATTGGCTTTGTCCCGCTCGATTTCCGCGTAGGCGTTGCTCCACAGTAGGGCGTGCGCCATGAACGTCTTGATGAAGGTGAACGAGGTCATCTCCTCGTTGGGCTCATCGTGCAGGATGAAATGGAGATCCTGCTCGAAGGCCAGGCGCTTGCCTACGGGGTCGAGCTGCTCATAGACGTTGAGGTCCGTTGCAGCCATGGCGCCCGAGATGAGATCGACGCTCGAATAGACCGTGGCGATCTGGAGGGCTGTCAACTCGCTGACACGGATTCCTGAATCAGTCCTGCCTCCGTTGAACATATCCAAAAGCCACTCGGCCGGATACGACAACGGAGTTTGAGGGGATTCTAGACTACTCCTGAATTCTGGCAGGAAGCCCGCCACGCCCGAACTGATTCGTTGTAAGATTCCCACGGTGAGTTACACTTGGTCGTGCTGAAGCTGCTGGCCTCGACGGAGATGCACGGATATTTTCTTTGTGTGCTGTCGGTCGCACGCCGATGCGAGGAGTGCGGCGCGGACCACGGCGATTTGGTCGCCGTACTGTGTAGCCTGAACTAGCCTTCGGCCTTCTTGCTTTCCGGCTTTCGGGCTTTCCCGCTGGTGACAAAGGCCCACGCGAACAGCATGCAGCCTGCGAGCCCCATGGCGACGCGCCACGAAAAGCACGACACGCACGCCACGATGAGCGCCAGGCCGAAGATGGCCACCAGGCCGCGCAGAGCCTCGTCCTTAGACGGCGGAACAGATGGCGATGGGGAAGAATTCACAAAACCACCGTCCCGCTATCAAAGATGGACTTCCGGTACTTCGGCTGATGCTCGAACAAAATAGCTCTTGTCAATGCGTCCACGGTGGCTGAGATCCCATCCATCCTGCTCGATTCCTTCTCCCTGTCCGGCTTCTTGAACATGATGAGATCGTTTTTCCGCACCAACGAGGCACACGAGGCGTTGAACCGCAGCACCGGGTGGTTGCCGTGGTGCAATCTATGCTGTGCGATCAGTTCCAGGATCTTCTTCGTCGGCTCATGCAGCGTAACGAGCCCCTGTTTCACATCCATGCACTGATAGCCCGCTTCGATCATCGGCACTGAGATCTGATGCGAGTTGTAGGGGTCCCAGCAGAACTGCTCCACGTCGAACATTTCCGCGCCCCACTTCAACCGCTCTTCGACATCCCGGTAGTCGATGCAGGCTCCTGGGCAGGTTTCAATCCATCCTTCTTCCACCCAGCGCTCATAGGGCATGCCGTCTTTGCACTGAAGCTTAGTTACCGCTTCCTTGGGCATCCAGAAGAACGGCAGGACTTCATAATGAACTTGGGGTTCAAGCGCCGGTCCATAACCGTCAATCTGAAACACGAAGGCCACGGCGGATAGATCCGTGGTCATGGAGAGATCGACGCCCGCCCAGCAGCGCCTTTCGATGAAGCGCTTCAGCAGCCCCTCGGGGAGTCTCCGAACTTTGTCTTCGGGCAGCTTCGACCGCAGCGGCGCCGCAATCCAATCCGTGGGGCAGGCATCCCAGTGCACCATGTCGATGGCCCGGTCTTCCTGCTGGTCCCAGATGTTCAAAAAATATCTCTTGAACGCGGTCAGCGTGCCTTCGGAAAGCGCGGAGGCGTACTCCTTGCCGATCTTCGCGAGGGGCAGGAAGCCGCCGTTTTCGATCAGCGAGGGGTTCGCCTTGATCCAGGTTTTCGGATCGCCCGGGTCGTCCGTTTTTTCCGCGCCGTAAAGGCGGCCGAAAAAGCGCGCGTCCGAAACTATGCCTTCCTGGATCTTGCGCGTCTTTTCGTGCAGCCGCCATGCCAGCGGAGATTCACTCTGCACGCCCGCCGTGGTGATGGCCACCGTCAAGGTCTGGCGCCGGGTGATGCCACCCTTTGAGAGCACGTCCCAGTTTTCCTGCTGCTTGCGCGTCTTCCAGCGGTGGACTTCATCCGCCACTACGAAGGCCGGGTTCACGCCGTCGCCCAGATCGCCGTCCGCCGCTATGGCCGCGTAGAAGCTGTCCGGGTCCGAGCGCTTCAGGATTCTGTTCGTGCCTCTGAGGATGCGGAACTGTTTCTGCAGGAGGGGCGATTGCTCCACCATTTTGCAGGCCGCGCGATACACGTTCATCGCCTGACGGGTGGCCGCCGCGGCGCCGTACACCTGGCAGCCGGGAGCGGAAGTGCAGAGCGAAACCCAGAGCACCAGGCCCGCCGCGAATTCGGTTTTGCCCGCTTTTTTCGGCACTTCGAGATACACCTGCTCGATCACGCGGTTGCCCTCGTCGTCCAGGTTTCCGAAGACGTGCTGGAGTACTTCCTCCTGCCACGGGGCCAGCACGAACGGCTTGCCCCACCATTCGTCGGCTGAGTGTTTCAGTACTAACTCGAAGAAATTGCAGGCCGCGTCCGCGTGCTGTTGGGAGAAAGGCACGTCGGTTGGCGCTATGATTGGAGGCGAAAGGAGCTTCAGTGAAACAGAAGTTCATCAACTACGTTTTGGCCGCGAGCATCCCCGGATTGGATGCGCGAGAGGCCGGACTGCTGTACGATCACTCCGTGAAAGACCCGACGTTCGGATCGTTCATCGACGAAATGCGCTCCCAGAATTTATGGGCTGCGACCGGAGAAAAGACTCACACGGCCACCGGTTAACGACTGGGGCCATCAGCCGCGCAGCGCACTTTCGGCGACATGCGAGACACTACCTGCGCCGCGCGTTTACTGCACGGTCGTCTGTTTCGGCTGGCGGGGCTGGGATAGCATGGCCATCAAACCCTGCTCGGTTTCCTTGGCGCTGTCGATAGTCAGCCGAATGCGACTCACTGGAGAGAGTCCGAATTCGGAACAGAAGGCGCGAAGCTGTATCCAGGCCTTGTGCCCGATGACCGTCGCCGGATGGCGCTTCACATCCAAAACCACTATCTCTTTGGTCTTCGGGTCCACCGCGCGCTTGGCGATCAGCCGCCCCTGCTTTTGCAAAATCTCGTAGGCGTAAATCGCCTCTTCGTAAGCTACGCAAGCCCCTTCGAGCATCATGGCGTCCGGCCTGCGGTCCAGGTTCATCGCCGCCAGTTCCTCCGCCCAAAAATTCCAGGCATACCGTGCGCGCGCCTTCAGGTGACGCGGGCAGGCGGGCAATCCGCGCGATGCTTTCGGCTCGCCGGCGAGCTTCGCTCTCAGCTTGTTCACCCCGTGTTTTCGCGGGTCGCCCGAGACGATTTGCTGCTCGGTGGGCTTGGGTTTGCGTCCGCGCATGAGTTATCGGAAGGGAGGAGCGGATGTCCTTCAGACCAAAGGTGGTAAAGTCCTTGGCTTCCGCAGGCTGGCGTCCTATGATTGTTTTGTAAGCGAGATCCAGAAGCGGTTGGAGCCGCCCTGGATCTCTAAACTCAACACTGGAGACACCCAATGATGAATCTAACGAGCAGTATTACACGCGGCAATACCCCACTGACGAAGATCGAGGCCCGCGACGAAAGCGGCCTGGTCGTCCTGACCCGCGAAGCCAAGACGCTGCGCGCGCCCCAATCCTCCGTATGGAGGTGGACGCGCCATGCTGCTGTTCGTTAAGCAGCGCTTCGTCGATCAAATCCTGGCCGGCACGAAGACCTGGGAAATCCGGCACGGCGCCCGCTGGCGCCACGTGCGCCCCGGCGATTCGCTATCCGTCAACGGGCGATTCCGGGTCAGTGTGGAGCGCGTCGAGATGCACAACCGTGCGTCTCTGCTGACTGCTGGCCTGGTCTCCGAAGCCGATCTGACGGATTGCTACGGCCCGTCTATTGGCCCGTTCTACGTCTTCCACTTCACGCGGCCAGGAGGCGCTGCGCGTCCCTGAGCGGGAGGGCATCCCCGCGATACTCGAACACCCCGCAAGCGCGCCCGCCCCATCCCGTGCCCGCTCTCGCCGTCGAGAATTGCCCGGCGGCCGTGATTTGGGACCATGCCGCGCTGCGCTGGTGAGAGCGCACGAAAGCCGGATGCGCCGGGTAGTTCCGAAACCGTAGCCCGGTCGCCTTGTACGCCGCGCCCAATTTATCGAGAAGCACGAAGGCCAGCCCCAACCCCTGCCAGTCGGGCAGCGTCACGACACGCGACACCCCGCGAATGGCTTCGCCGGCATTCGCCCCCCGGCTCACCGGTTTGGGCAGTATCCCCGCGAAGGCCGCGATGCGATCCCCGACGAACAGCCCGAAGCAGCGGGCCGAGCGATGCAGTTCCCCGGTCAGATAGTGAAACGGAGCGAACAGTTTCCAAGCGGAGTAGGGCACGCGGCAGACCGTGACATCGAGACTTGGGCGCCGCTGAAGCGACCTCCGCGCAAAGTGCATCGTGGCCGGCTCGAAGATCCAATCCGGCTGCAACCAGTCCACGATGTCGTAGTGACACGAGACGGCGACGAACTTGCGCTTGAATTTGCGGACGTACTTCTGCACGGCGTGGGAGCCGATCTGGGCCACCTGGCGATCCACCACGCTGGTGAATTCATCGACCACAATCGGGTCCGGCAGCTCCAGGAGGCGGCGCGCCAGCTCCACGCGGAAGCGCTCGCCATTCGAGAGCACCGCGAAGGGCCGCATCCAGGCCGGAATCGTGTTGAACCCGACCGCCTGGCAGACGCCCGATATCTGTTGCATGCTGGAGGACTTAGCGAAGTCGTCCACCACCGAGCCAGCTTTCCAGTCCATCTCGGGGTGGAAGCGCTCGGCGAAGCACTGCCGCGCGATGCTGGTTTTTCCGCACCCGGAGGGGCCCACGATCAGACCCACGTTCCAGTCGTCCGCTTCGATGGGCAGTTCCCCACGCCATTCGATCCGCGATTTCTCGGCCGGCGGCACATCGAACATGGCTTCCAGTTGGCGCACGCGCCCCGAGCGGGAAATTTCGGACTGGACTACGAGATCGATCCGCATGTCAGGAGATCAGCGCCTTGCACTTCAGCCCCTCGGCTTCGAAGCGGTCGAGCAGCTCCGTCTGCTGGTTCTCGTCCACGCAGGTCACGATGACGCGAAATTCCAGGCCGCCGGCGCCCGGCTCGGCCTTCGCTTTTGGCTCTTCTTCCCAGTCCTTCAGGAAGGCTTCCTGCGCTTGCAGCTTGTCGAACCCGGTGAGCTTGAGATCGTAGTTCAGCGCGTTCAGGTCCGCGAGTTCCAGGCCGGCGAGCTGCATGTCCCACTTCGCTTCGTCGTGCGAGCGGTTGTCCATCATCCGGTACGCCTTGATCTGCGCCTTGCTCAGATCGCTCGCGACGTGCACCGGCACTTCCACGAGCTTCAGGCTTTGCGCCGCCAGCAAGCGCACGTGCCCCACCACGATCACGCCGTCCGGCTCGACTACGATGGGTTGACGCCAGCCGAATTCCTTGATTGATGCGGCTACTTTGGCGATGGCCGTCTGGCCGATCTGCCGCGCGTTGCGCGCGTATGGGATAACACGCTCAATCGGCCACTTCTCGATTGCGAGCAGGGCGACGGGCGCGAGCTTTTCCGGTTTCTTCATCGAATTTCCAATTTCGCAGATTTTCCTACGCGTGAGTCGCGCGCCAGCACGATCTCCCGCACCTGACGCCAGCGCGTTGTGTTGTATCTGCCTAAGCCTGGAGCACGCTCGGGGTCCGAGTGACGAGCGCGGCGCCGGGCCTGGTCGTAGGACTTGGATGCGCTGTGCTCAGTGCAGTTGAGATTGATACAGCCTGGCTTACTACAGGGACGGCTAGGGGCTGCTGGCATGTGAGTCCTGGCTGCGCTGCGTACGGGAGTCGGGCTGGCACGCAAAGACCGGGGCCTAAGTGGCGGCAACACCGTAAAGCCGCCCGCCCCACTCTTGATGTGCCGCGACTCGCACTTTAAGATTAAAGCGCATTCCCCGTAAGTTGTAGAAAACATGGTAGCGCTAACGGGAATCGAACGTCGCTAGTCTTCGTCGATCTTCATTTCAAAATAATGATGACCGGCTCGTGAATCATGGCGCTTTCGCCCAGGGGGGCGGCGGCGGCGGCACCTGCATAGGCTGCTGGGAGGAGACTCAGGTGCTTTGGCCCTTCCAGCCCCAGGTGGTCGCAAGGTGCATCACCGAGGGTCTGCTTCACTCCCAAATAGCGCTCGGTGGTCTGAATTGAGGCGTGCCCCAGGGAAAGCTGAATCTGCTCGAGTGGAGATGCTCCCTTGTGCGCCAGCTTGGCAAACGTCCGCCGCAAATCATGCGGGGCCAGGCGCGGTATCCCAATGTGGGATCCAGCATCGGCCACTATGTCAAAGATGGACTGGCCTACCAGGGGATTCGGGAGCACATGCCCGCGGTTGTTCAGAGACCTGAACACGGTGCCTTCAGTGATGCCGGATCGAGCCAGCCAAGCATCAATGGACACTTTCACCCAGCAGGGGATCGGGATCGTCCTGATTTTGTTGCCTTTACCACGGATATCGACGATAGCCCACCGTCCATCACGTTGCTGCACGGATTGGCAGTCAAGGCGGCAACACTCATCCCTCCGGAGTCCTGCGCCGATCAAAACCGCGAGGATGGCGCGATCGCGTATCCCCTTGATCGGCGATGCATCCGGATAGTCCAGAAGCTGCTCGGCCTGGTCGCGTGTCAGCCATGTGCCAGTGCGGACACCGGATGACTTTTGCCCTTTCACCCGGGCGATACCGGCCGCCAGATCGGGGGCCAGCAATCCGTTGTCGGCTGCTTCGGCCGCCAGGCGACGGACGGCCGTCAAGCGCAGATTTACCGTTGCCGCAGAAAGACCGGAATTGGCAAGCTCGCGGCCATAGCGCTGGACAAGCGCTTTCGAGAGCGGCTCTCCCGCGCCGGCAGCCCACGTCAAAAAACGCGAGAGTGCCAGGTCGTAGGCCCGCCGGCTGTGGAGGGAACTGAGGGAGTCGAGGACCAGGGCCTTGATGCGCTGGAGGTCGGGGAAATCGATCGGTGCTGCTACGTGCCTATCCGCATGTTGGGAGAGCCGGGGCACCGGGATTGGGGACGAAATCTCAAAACTGCCCGCTGTGATTTCATACGTCATCTAAAGCCATGAAGCGTAAAGGCGTTACGTATCGGCGGAAAGCCGACAAAGGCGTCTATTTCGGAAAAGCACGCAGGCGGTTTCAGGTCGTTTGGCGATTTCTCGTCTCCTGAGTGGTTGTGATAATGCCAGTTAACGGCGGTGCTCAGACTCCGGCCAACGGAAAAGCGTTCGCGGGGAAATGCTGGCCAGAAAATTTAGCTAAAACGAGCTGGGGTTTGGGGCTGGTCCCCCTTGCGTTTTACTTCGAATGGTTCGAGGAGTATCCGCATCACTCGGCAGATACGGTTGACTTGTTCGGCGGTCGCCAGCCCACGTTCTTGCACGTCGACCAAGAAATCGAGCTGGTCTCGCATGGTGTCGGCCAGGGTTGCCGGTTCGGAAACGCGAGGCAATTCGACAATGCAGGGCGCTGCCACGGTTTCGCCTTCTGGATGCAGGAAGGCGAACTTTTCGGGGAACTCGGCTCTCATGGTATAGTCGTGGCTTGCGGGGCCACCCCCGCCGCGCCAAACCTTGAACGCAAGCTGTTGTTCCGGGCGGTGTGAGTCTGCCGAATCCAGTTGGTGCAGACCTAGAGGCAACCCGATAACCTGGGCGGACAGGTTGGGAAGCTGCTCGTTATAAGACTGGAACCGGATGCGAGCACACTGCTGATGGCTGGAGGAGGTCCGCCCTCCTCCAGCTCCGCTCTCACGATTCAGTTGCCTTAACAAACACCACTTCAAGGCGCATGTCGATAGGCGCGCCGTCCTTGCCGGATAGCTCGACCAGCGTGGCCGTATCGCTGATCGACGCGAGTAGGCGGGCCTCTTCGGTGGTTGGCTGCTCTTTTTCAACTGGTTTAGGCATCGCATACCGAACTGCGGAGCGCGCGGTTTTCGAGCACTGACACGCGCTCTTCAATGTGCGACGTGCGGTCGCTCAGCGTGAGATGCAATTGCAGGATCTGGGCACGCATCTCGGTACGGATCAGCAGCCACAGTACGGCCCCGGCCGGAAGCACCACGGCGGCAACGGCGGACACGATTGAGGGGAGGGGTAGCATGGAAAAACGGGGTTGGTGCTGGGTGCTGGGAGTGCTACGATCTGAGGAACGGGCCGTGCCGGTATTCTAGACCGGCAGGCGGCCCTAAGTCCGATCCGAAAAGGAGGTTCAGACCGTGCCTAGAAACAGTTTACACAATGCGCGCGTAACTGGGAAATCGCGGTGTTGCATTCGCGCAACCGCTGGTACAGCTCTGCTTTGGTCAATTGTTCCTTTTTAGCTTTTCAACGCCAGCGCAAACGCGGTGACCACGTAGCTATAGAGCGGCGTGTCCGCCGAGATCCCGCAGCCAGTGGCCACGCTTTGAAGGTACGCTTCGCTGTTGTTTTCGCTGGGTGGTGCCCAGGACATGATGACTTGGCGCAGTGTCCAGCCCTTGGCGATGTCTGCGTACAACTGGCGGTAGCCGGCGACAATGCCTTGCCATGCGGTCGGAAACTTGGCGAAGACGTGACTGCCGACTTTGATCGGCGTGGCGCCCATCTGGCCCGCGAATTCCAGGTCACACGATTGAGGGGAGGGGTAGCATGGGAAAACGGGGTTGGTGCTGGGTGCTGGGTGCTATGCGGCTGCCGCGAGTGCGGCCGGTGCCAGGCAATGCGGGCTGAACCAGATGCGCTCGCGCTTGGCGTTCTCCATGCCGATGCCGGGGCCAGTGTGGCGTAGCATTGCGTACCCGCCGTGAGCCTTCCATGGCACGCAGGCCCAATCGTCGGGCATCTGGTGTTCGCCTTCATAGCCGCAGAGAGCAATGCGTAGCTTGGGGTTGTCGCCGTTGGCGATGGCCCATTCTCTGACTTCGTGCGCTACGGTCAGGCTGTCCATGGCGTATATGTTGGCGGTGCGCTTGGCGGTGTCCGCATAGGGCGGGTCCAGGAACACGCCAGTGAGGCCGTGATTGAACGTAACGCACGGGGTGGTTACGCGCTTCCAATCGCCACAACAGACGCCCACGCGGCGCAGCCGCGCGGCCAGCTCGTTGAAGTATCCGACTAGGTTGGCGCAGCGTTGAGCGTGTACGCCGCCTGCACCTCTGAGGCACGGTCGTCTGCGATGGACGCCCATGCCTCCATTGCTGAGGTGCGGTCGCTTGCGATGGACGCCCATGCCTCTGCCGAGGTACGGCCTTTGGTGGCTCGGTCGCTCGTCGCGACACCACCCTCCTCCGATCCATGCGGAGATGCCCCACACCCACCAGCCTGCAATCTTGGCGTCGAAGTAATCCGGGTCGGCCTTCATGCGCTCGCGGAACTCTTCTTGCTGCGTGAGCCACAAGTGCCGCGCCTGCATGTCGGCTTCATTGACCGGCCAATCCGCGGCCAGCGCTACGGCTTCGGGATCGTGTTGCAACGCCCGCCAGAAGTTGGCCAGCATGCAATCAAGGTCGTTGACGGTCTCGGTGTGCGGCTCATCCGGCCGGCTCAGCAGAACAGCACCCGAGCCGAAGAACGGCTCGACGTAGTTCTTGACCTCGCCAAAGCGCTCCCAAACGAAATGGGCCGCGCGGCTCTTACCGCCGAAATACGGGAAGGGGGCTTTTATCACGCCTTGAGGGCCAACGCGAACGCGGTAACCACGTAACTGAAAAGCGGAGTGTCCGCCGAGATCCCGCAGCCAGTGGCCACGCCTTGCAGGTACGCTTCGCTGTTGTTTTCGCTGGGCGGCGCCCAGGACATGATGACTTGGCGCAGTGTCCAGCCCTTGGCGATGTCTGCGTACAACTGGCGGTAGCCGGCGACAATGCCTTGCCATGCGGTCGGAAACTTGGCGAATACGTGGCTGCCGATGGTGATCGGCGTGGCGCCCATCTGGCCCGCGAATTCCAGGTCACCGGGGTTATCCAGGCGGCGCGGCACCACGGTCGGGTCCGGATTGTCCCAGCCTTCTTGCTTGGCGATGCAGGCGAAAATGCTGTCGATCATACGGTCGGCTGGGCCTTCGAAATGGCATCCAAAAAGAGGGCGAAAATGACCAGTAACGCGAAGGCTAAGAGCCCCTTCAGGAGTTTCACGTGAGTTGCACGGAGGCCGTGCTATCGAGCGTTTCTACTGTGATCACGGGCATCACATCCCCGCTGCGCTCAACCAGAGAGCCGACGAGCTTGCCTATCTCGCGGTTCAAGGACACCCCCAGCTTGGGGTAAGCGCCGTCAATGTGTACTTGGATTGTCATAATCGCGTTTGGTTTGGCAGGCTTGTTCTGGGGCATCCAGCACCGTCCGGTGCAGGTCGGGCCAGGCGTGGCGGTTTGAATGCAGCCGGGGCAGCCTTCCATTACGCCCGGCACAGCGGAGGGCCAGTGCATGTCAGTCTTTCGGAATGGCTTTGCCGCGCAACTTCAGAACGGCGGCCTTCGCCACGTAGGCGATGGCTGCGAAACCCACGCGGAAGAAAGTGCCGACACCAGGGCGAAACGGTGCCTTCGGATACGCGGTGTTGTGCTCGTGGAGCGGGTTATCGGAAGGCGAGGGCATTGACGCTATTTCTCTTCTGGATGGAGGCCAATTTAGTGCGGTCCCGCGCGGTGAGCGTGACGGGCGCGGTGATACGCGCTTGCAGTGCGGCGGTGGTGCGCGCGGCGGCCGTGGCGGGCTGGAACGGAGCCAGAAACGCCTGGATGGCGTCACTCACGACGGAAACCCATACCTGGATCGCCGGGTCGGGGATCAGGAGAGATTGCGCGCAAACGTCGATCTTGGAGGCCTTCTGCACTGCGGTATCGTTGGTGCCGACTTCGGCGATGATGCAGGATGTGAATGCCGTGGCGGACGCGCCGTAGGTCATTACGTCGGCTTTGAGTGCCGGCGGGATGCCCGGCAGCGATTGGACCAGCGTTTCCGTTGCGGTGACTACCGTGTCGATGGCCGTGACCGCTTCCGAGGTGGTGCATGCGGTCATCAAAAAAGCGCCGATCAGCGGGACGGGCGCGTAAAAGAGACGAGAGAGTGTCATGAGTCCAATTATGCGGCTTGCGCCTCGGGGCCGCCAACGTTGGCGAACATCAAGGCCAGGTGCGTGCGGTTCTGCGCGCCGGTCTTCATGTAGATCGCGGACAGGTATTGCTTGACCGTGCCGGGCGTGATGCCCAGCTCGTGAGCAATCTCTTTGCTGCCCTTGGCTTCAGCCACGAGCGCTATCACCTGCTTTTCGCGGGCGGTTAGTGGGCGCGGGCGCATCTGTTCCGCGATCTGTTCGGGGGGGTAAACGTGGTGAAAGCCTTGAGGCATGCGAATTTCAGGCCGCGCAGCTCGTCAAAACTTCGCGGTATACGGAGCGGTCTTTGCGCCGGATGGGCTTGAGGGTCCAGACCTTGTTGGGGTTACCAGTCCAGTTTGAGGCTTCTACCCCATGGTTGTGACTGTAGCGCCGGGGGTTGCCCTGTTTGGCATTCTGTGCCAGGTCGTCGGAGGGGGCCGAGAGCATTTGCAGCTCGACAATCCTCCGCTCGCCTCTGTTGCGCTTGCGGATTATCTTGACGTTAGGGCTGTGGGCCAGCCATTGCACGCGGGCCGGATCGGCTAATTCGACGAATCTTTCGCCTTCGAAGACGGGAACGAAGCCGGCGGCGATCATCGTAGCCGACAGGCGGGGGCCAGGATATCTAGATAAAGACACTTCGGGTGTACCTCGAAGAGAACCGGAGTGGATTGAGAGGCGCTCCGCCGCCCGTGCTGCTTTTACGCCGCCTGCTGTGCAGCCTCTTGAGCCATGGGAATGGCCGTCAGGTGGCGCGGGCCAGTCCGTTCCTTGACGGAGTAGAGGCCCTGCTTATCTTCGGGGTCGGGGAGTTGCTTCACGGCTAGATTCATCCGTTCCAGCAGCGCTTTCGCGCCCCAAAGCTTACGGAGTTTCAATTTTCCGGCATAGGTAACTTCGCGCCGGTTGTCGCACATGGAGATCAGGATGCGGGATTCCAGGCCGTCCAAGAAGGCTTCCTGGTCGCCGCGTGTAGCGGAGGAAATCCAACTGAGGAATTGCTCCCGGAGATCCTGGAGCCGCTTCATCTTTCCCTTGTAAGGAGCTAGGGCATCGGTCACTTCGCGGTCGAGCGTGGCCCATTCGTCCACCATCTCGCGCCTCGCTTGATCGACATCGACTAAGAAGGTATCCATCTGCGCAAAGTCGAAACGAAATATTGAAGCCGGGCTGAAGGTGCTTGCCTTCCGACGTCGAATCGGAGGGGAGTAACCCGACGTCGGGCGTTACGCGCGTCTACCGCGGCGAAGGCCCAGCTTCAGGACTCTATCGTCGCAAACTCGGTGCCAAAGGGGAAGTCCCCTAAAGGTCATCCCCCGAATTGGTGACAAAGCTTAGGGCCAAATTATCTGAAGCCCCGACAGGCAGCCATACTTGATGCTGTGAAGCAAATCTATAAGCGCACAGGCAACACCACCAAGAACGGCATCACCACGGTGCGCTATGTGCACCTGGTGATCCTGTCGGATCAGGAGCGGGCCATCGTGTGGATGCTGGTGTTGGGCGTGCCGCGCAAGGATATCGCCGCCACGCTCAAGATCGGCGCGGAGACGCTGAAGACGCACATCGCCCGCGTGATGGGGCCGCTACACCTCTACGGCATGACCCAGCTCACCCGCTGGGCACTGACTCACGCAGGGTCGATGGCGGGCGAGGCGGTGTCGCCGGATCTGCATCCGGCCGGGTGCGAATGCAAGGGCGGCTTTTGCCTGGGCATGCGGCTGGCGAGGCAGATCGGGACGCCTACGGTGGTGTTGCCGCTGCCTGGCGGCCCGCTGTTCGTGGTGGAGCCGGGCGAATGCGTGACATGCAAGGTGCCACGGCGCAAAAAATCAGCCGCAACGTTGCTGGCGAGGCCTGTAAGCTGATGCGACGTAGCGGGCCAACTCAAAAGGGATCTTGGCGATCATGGCCGAAGCTGCTTTGCGGGAGTTGGAACCCGTCGCCGCGACCGCAGTAGATTGGAACGAAGCCCCCGGCTGGCCAGTGTTCTCGTGCTGGTGGAAATTCATCGGCACTTTGCGCCCTGCCGTGGCCGCTTTCCGCCGTTCATCCAGCGCCTTATCAAACCATGCCGCGCCGCTGCCGCTTTGCTTGACGCCTTGCGGCGGCTCAAACCCGAGCGCCTTCCGAGCGTGCCCACTGCAACCCGTGGTCTCGCCGTGAGCGATTCCAAACCACGTACCAGCGCCTCCGTTCTTGCGCAGCGTGGCCGCTGTGATCCCCGCGCCGAAATCCGGACGCACCACCACGCGCCCGCCAACCGATTCCACATCCCCCCACAAATAGAAGCTGCCGAAGTTCGCCTTCGCCCGCCCTACCCATGGCTGAGCACCGCGCACGTTCTCGATTACCAGCGGGATGCGATGGCCGGCTGCGCGCGAGGCTTGCTCCTGGATATCCAGGCAGGCCCAGAACAGGCGATTTAGTTCGAGGAGCTTCGCGGTGGACTGCCGAATCTCGGCCGCCATCGCCTTTCCACGCGACCAGGGCATCGCCATGTAGGAATAGTTTTGGCACGCTGGACTCGCCACGATGCAAGCCGCGCCCGCAAACTGGGAGCCGTGCAGCGTGAGCACGTCCTGCAGGACAAGCTGGCCGGGGTAGCGTGCTTCTCCGTAAACGTGCCGGGTGTTATCGAAGCCGACGACGTCGTAACCCTCGGCCAGGAAGCCTTCAGTCCATCCGCCAAGGCCGCAGAACAGATCTATACAGAGCGGCGGTTTCATCAGACGCAACTCTACCATGAGTCAGCGTGAAAGGGGATAGAATCGATTGCGGGGAGTGCGTTACGAGGGGGGGCCGCACGTCACCACGGCCCCCGAGGATCTTCCAAACACACACTACACTGTGCCCATATTAGCGCACTGGCGGGCGTTTGGAAGGCTTTCGCGGGGCCGGGGTTGTGCTCATCGTTACTGCACAGATGGGCAGTCATCCGCACAGGCAGGCCTTTCCCGGTACGTCCCTTAGTACTTTTCCTACTTGCGTGAGCGGCCGGCGCGGCGCTACTCTAGCCACCAGAGTTTGCAGTGCACGGCATTGCCGGGTCCTCTCCTTGGTACTCCGGGCGCTAACCTTGCCGGCACTGCAAACGCTCTTTAGCGGAGCGAACTCGGAAGTCCAATACAAATTATCGAGGTGTCCAATGAAACGCTGGTGGTGCCGTCTTATGCACAACGCACTCATGCAGCCCGTGCGCGGCCGCGCAATCTGCGGCCGTTGCCTACAGGTCTGGAGGGTACTGTGAATTACGACCACGGAATGCTCACGGAGCTGGAGCGCATGGCCGATAAACTTGAGCGGAAAGGCAATAAACCCGTTGTCGTCGCCGCCTTGCGTGAGTTTTGCGCCATGAAGAGAGCTGCGGGCGTGCGCGCCGTGATGGCGCCGGGCATGGCTCCCCCGCATTTCGCAATCCACCTGCCACGCCACTTAGTAGAGCGCCCCCGGTTTCCGCGCGCCTGGCGAAAGCGAGGCGTCGTATGATCGCCAAAGACCGGCCGGCGAAAGGCACGCTGAGCCTGCGCTGGGCCAACGGCGATGCCGGCAGAGTCAATCTGCCATCCGTGGCTGGCGTGCCGCTCGGCAGGCGTCGATACGTCTGGCTGGGGCCGAAGGTGTGCTTGATACTCACGCGTATCAAGGGCGGGTGGAGCACTGCGTGGCGGCCGCGCGCGGGAGGTGCGTCGTGAGGCGATCCAGCGCCGAGATCCGGCGTGCCCTAGACAGAGCCGATGAAGCCGCGGCGGCGTGCCAAGAGGGCGACTATCTGGCCGAGCGCGCCGTGCACCTATATGCCGTAGATCTGCTACGCTGGGCGGCCGGCGAGCCAGGCACGCGGTTTGGCAAGTGGCTATCGTCCGCCGAAGTGTACTGTCGCACGCACGATCTCCCGTGGCAGCCGAATTCAAAAGTTAGGGAGATAGACAAAGGAGCAAAAGGATGAGTGACGGTAGGATTAATCCGATAGGCGGTGCGCAATGAGAACGGAAGCGGAAATACGGCGGGCGCTCGATGCAGCCCGGCACTGGATGACCATTATTGCCGAACTGGCAAAAGCTCGCGACAGCATATTGACCGACGACGAAGAAGCCATCTTTGAGCGCGGGCTGCAGGTAGAGGCCGCTCTTGCCTGGGCGCTGGGGGAGGACAGCGCTTACATCGAAGCTTACATCAAGAGTATGCAAGCATACATGGAGAGCGAAGCTTACATGGAGAGCGTGAAGCTTAAGTTTTTCGCTGAAAGGGGGATTCAGATTAATCCGATAGGCGGTGTGAAATGAAGCTCACCGCGACGACTCTCATGAAGGCAATGGGATCAAAGAAAGGGCAATGGAGACCGGAGGCTCAAAGCATTATGGAAGCACGAAAGAATCGGAGTGTTTCGGTTTTGGAGCGCACCGTAGCGTGGGCAGAGATCGGCTGCACACGTCCCGGCCACTTCTCACCGTTTGTGTTGACGGCAGATTTTAGACCGGCTACCGCGAAAGACCTGCAGCGCGACCAGGGGTGGAAAACTGTTCAGGCGGCACACCGCGCAATCCGTGACGCAATAGATGCTGGATACTTTATAGAAAAGCCTAAAACCGCCTGTGGAAATGCCAAAAAAGACATGCCTATCTTTTTATGCGCAAATGTTGTAACTACAAGGGTTAGCGTTTTGAAAGAGGCCAGCACTAGCTCATTAATTACGCCTTTTATTCGCCCCTTCTATTCGAAGGCGGAATTGAAGGAATTGGATGCTTTCGAGCCAGCGCAAAAGCAGGCGGCTGAAGCCGTTGCGGCAGCCTGGCCGACGTGGCGGCGGGATGCGCTTAATGCGGGAACGTTGGCATTGAGGCAGGCCATAGACGAAGCTGAGTATAACGCGAAACGGACGGTGGGTGTCAATGCCAAGCCCAAAAGGACTAAAGTACTAAAGGTACTAGTTAAGGTAGACCTACCTCTTTTCCTGCCACATTTTGAGGGCACCCCCGAAGTAACCAGCACTGGCCCCAAATTGGAACCAGTGCTGGCCCCAGTATCCTTATTGTCTTTAGATAACTACTTAGACAAGAGCTTATATGGCCCGCCTTCCGCGTCGGCGGATGCTGAGGGGGTCCAGCCTGTGTGCATTCCAGGACTGGTAGAAACGCCGGACGCTTTGGATTCTATTTCAAAAAGAGAAATCAGGACGGGCCAAACCGGCCCACACGTCTCTTTTGAGAATAAAGCTCAAGAACGCGCCGACACAGAGGCTATTGAGCGGGTTAGTTCTTTTGATTTAAATGGGGGGGAAACTCAGTTCCCAGAGCGGTCCGCACGCCCCCCCCAGAATAAAGCAGTAAAACGCACCACAGAAGCCACGATTGTACGAGATAGTGCCGCATCGGAGAAAACGCAATGCCAAACGAAGAAACGGAAACACGCTTAAGCGAGGAGCGCGCCTTTGCGCTCGCATCGCGACTGACACTCATTCCCGAGTTCCCGAACCCCCGCGAAGCTGTTCTGGCCGCCGCGGAATGGCTGGTAGACGTTTGCAAGACGGAGCACCGCGCGAAACGGCTCGTAAACGACGCCACCCGCAACCGGGACCAAGGCGCGAGGTGGGGTGGCCTGCCTGAGCTACAGTATCGGTTCGATGCCATGTTCCCGCCCGTCAAGCTGGGCACATGCCAAGACTGCTACGACTATGGCGTCGTAAACCACGCGATCCACCGCGGCGTGCTGCCGGCGCGCTGGTGCCGATGCCCGGCTGGTGTGGCGCGGCGGCGGCGAGAACCGAACCTGTTGGTGGAGATCAACGCCCGGCAAACGGGCAAGGCTCTTGACGAATTGAGGATAGTCCATGCCGATCTCTTAACGCAGATCAATGAGCGGAAATCGGCGGAGATTAAGGCGCGGCAATCGGGAGGCGAATTATGAGCACGTCTACGGTTCTATCGACAGTAATAATCGTCTGCGTGCTTGTATTGCTCGCGCCGATGTTCCGCGCCGCCACCGGCAGCGCAAGCGCCCGGCGAGCGGCAACCCAGGCGGCTTCGGCACCCCAAGCGGCACTCTATTCCGAGATTACTGGCACGTACAATACCCTGCCAGGATACAAGGCGCGCTACGGCGCGGGCGGGGTCAAACCGTGAACATCCTCCAGTACTGCCTGCTCAAGCACTCCGGCCGCACCCCGGCCCAGCTCGGGATCTTCGACGAAAGGCCGGAACCGCCGCTAGGCGCCGGCGTTGCCGTCAGCGTGGCCGCGGACGGCCGGCTGGCAGTCAGGTATAGGCTAGGGCACAGCGAAGCGCTGTACCGCCTCCAGAGGCCCAAGGATGGCAAGCCCAAGAGGAAAGCGCGACCCTACTCCCAGTTTAAAAAGTGGGAAAAAGACGCCAATGCGTGGCTCCGCCCGTTCGGCCCAATCCGACCGGGCTCAGGCAGCGGGGCACTATTCGACTAAAAAACGCGCCGCCGGGGGGTGGGAGGTACCAAACCATCACCCGGCGGCTCCCAAGAGGGAAACTGCCGTTTTGGAGGCCGCCCAGACATGACCCAACTACAATCCAAAGTGAACGCCCGCATCGCCGCGCTCCTCGCCCGCCATACCTTCGATGCCTCCGATTATGCCGGCCTGCCGGCGCGCGCGGAAACGCGTGGTACGATGACCCGTGAAGGAGTATACGCCTTGAACTATAGACAGACTTTCCTTGATTGTTTGATTGGCCTCCACGTGGACGGCCTAACTCCAGAGATTATTCACGCGCTCTACGCCCGTATCGCGAAGAACCCGGCACCGTTTATGGCGGTATGCACAGAAGCCTGGGGCACTGAACGCAAGGCCGCCGTGCGTGAGCCGACCGGCGCGGGCATGACCGCAGGCGCTGGCGGCGGATCGTCTAGCGTCGGATCGTCCGGTTAACCGTTTCGCCGCCTGTTTTGCGCCGGACGCCTACCGATCCGGCGGCTCGATGGCGGCGCCGCTGGCCGGCGAAAGCCGTACCAAATGCGGATCGCGCTTTTCCTTTCCTCCGATGACTGAGGGGCGCGATCCGTCAGCGGTAGAATTTGAGCATGCACCTGCCCGCCTGTCTTCTCCTCTCGTCAGCCTTTGTAATCCCGCTCTACGCGCAGAAATGCACCGTGGCCGCGCCCTGCCTGCGCTACTCCACGACCGGCACCAACACGCTCAACGTGCCCCTGCCGGCCGGCTGGACGATCAACCAGTCGGGCAGCTCGGCGGCAGCGCTGGTACCGGCCGCGCCATCCATCACAGCGACGATTGCCGGCGGGGTCATGACGTTTGCCTGCGCGGGGCTGTCTCAGATCGCGCAATTTGTCCGCACGGCCTGCCCTGGACCCATCACAATCAGCGGAGCGGCACCGGGTACGATCTTTGTCGGCCTGACCTGGCTGGGGCTCTTCCACGTCGGCCTCCAGGCACCCGGAGACACGCTGGCATGCGGCGGCTGCGCGCAGGATTCCGCGCTCAACCCGATGACTGGCGAGTATCCCATCGCATCCGCGCAGATCGCGGGCGGCACGTTTCGGGCGATCCAAGGAACGTGGACTGGATACCCGGCGCTGCCACACGTGCTTGTCCAGACCTGCACTGGCACCGTCACGCAGACGCCTACGCAAGTCGTGGTGGCGTGCCAATGAACCAGCACTTGAGAGAGTTCCCGAGGCCTATCGGCCCCCACGATTACATTCTGCCGCTTCGGCTGTACGCTGAGTGGTGCAAGAGTGGCGTGATGTTGCGCCTGCTGCGAGCGGGGAAAAGTGCACGCGTCTATCCAGGCTACGACCGGGACCCGTGGGCCAGGCCGAAGGGGCGTGCGTGACTACGACGCGTTGGAACCATCGGGATCTCGTAAAAGCCGACGCCGTATCCGATATGCAGTACGATTACGGCAACTGCCTTCACATTTTCATGATGCGGGACGGGATATCGCGCGAAGGGCGTCAGAAGTGGGAGTGTATGGGCTGCGGGCGGAAATTCACTGCGGGCGGCCAGGATCGTGGGTTTGCCATCTTCGCGAAGCTCGCCCCGATGTTCGCGAAGCAGTATTCGATCAGCAGGGCCATGCGGGAGACAGGGCACTCGTTTTATGTCGTCCGCAAGTATTTTCGGAAAATGCAGGCGATCCGGGCTGGCCAGGATAAGGGCCGGCCAGGCTAAGTGCCGGTTTGCGGGGGGGGGCAGGTCCGTGCCGAAACGTACGGGGCTGCGCCCGCCAAACCATCGCTAAAAGCCATCTGGGCGAGCTGGTTCTCCACGTCCTGGCCTTTGTCCTTGGTAGAGACGCGGGCGTACAGCGCCTTCACCGCTTCTTGGCCGCCTTCGGCCGCCCCATCTTGAGCACGCCCCTCTTGATGTCCCAGTGCGGCTGTTTGCATCGGGGGCACCGGACAGGGCGCGACTCCACCCGCTTTAGCCAGCCGTGCCCGCAACGCAGGCACGCGCAACGCATTTCGCTTAACTTCACGCCTCGCATAATAGCATGGTTTTAGCCACTTCGCCGGGGTTAACCTTCGGCTATATTTATTTTCGCTAAACCAAAGAGAGCGGTGAATTGCCTTGACGTAATGCTACTCTTATGTGAGTATAGATATAGGAGAGAAAAAGATGAGTAAAACGGTACTAGAAAGCGGCGAACTGGTCTTCCGGGCGGCACCGGCTCAAGTCGAGGCTATCATCGTGAATATTTCTAAAATTACGAGGGAGAGGCTGTATGGCGAGATGGGGATGTGTGAGCATCCGCTTGGATGCTTCCTTGCGCCGGAGTGGGGTGAGTTCCCCCGTTGGCTCGTCGAAGAAATTGTTAAGTCGGGGATACCGGCTCTGATTGGGAGCATCTCTGAGCCGCTATGGTCTGACGATCTGTCGGCATGCTGCGGACAACCGTGGGGCTTGCACTCGAACCGCACCCCGGACGGCAAAAAACACATGATGTGTGCCGGGACCGCGGCGGAAGCATTGACCCACGACGATTCTCGTGCGTGTGGCGCGCTGCCGCGCAGGGCGGTCAACAGTAATAACCAAAGAGAGCGCTGAATTATATTGACGCAACGCTACTCTTATGCGAATATAGATACAGGAGCACAACATGAGCACCCAAACGCAAAGCGACCAAACGCAAAAAGAAGAGAATGGCATCCCGGTGCAGGCCTATTGCCGTGGCCCCCACGGGTATCTTACGCGGGCTATCTATCTCACACTCAGGCTACCGGGACACGCTTATTTCCCGGGCGATGCCGATGCTCCCGAGGTACGTCTGGCGGAGTCGATTCAGCCGGCATTCCCGACCGGCTGGGCGGAGGAAGTTAACGAGTGGAATAAGTTAGTGCGCGCCGCTCGGCGCGGGGAGGCAAAGCCATACTTCGCCTGACTCCCTGATGAGCCCGTGAAATCCGGGCGAAACCGGCGACAAAAGCCGGTCGGAGGAAACACATATGACTATCGACGAAATCAAGATTGGCCTCGACGTAGACCGCATGTTCGCATGTGCGCGCTTCGACGTAGACCGCATGTTCGCATGTGCGCGCTTCGACGCAGACCGGATATTCGCCTCTGCGCGCTTCGACTCAGGCCGGATGTTCGCATCCGCGCGCTTCGACGTAGACCGGATATTCGCATCTGCAGAGGGAGGGTACTAACATGGACCGCGATCACGATATGGACCATGTGCATGGACCTTTCCACCTGCGAGAGTTGCTCACGACTCGCGAAGCCTGGCCGGCGGCGATATACGGAGACACTATCGGAGGGCGCAGCTTCACAGACGAAGAGAGCAGGCTTCTCGAGTCTGCGGAAAAAAGAAATCGCCCGATCACGGCTTGCGGTTGGCGCCGGGCGTGGCACAGCCTCACCCGGTGGACGCTCATAAATTGCCGCCTAGAAACAGACGAGGAAATCGCTATGTTTTTGGCTGCGCAGGCTGAAATGGATGCGCAACAGGCTGAAATGGATGCGGGCAGTAATAACCAAAGAGAGCGCTGAATTCTCTTGACGCTACGCTACTCTTATGCGAGTATACATATAGGAGAGAAAAAGATGAGTAAAACGGTACTAGAAAGCGGCGAACTGGTCTTCCGGGCGGCACCGGCTCAAGTCGAGGCTATCATCGTGAATATTTCTAAAATTACGAGGGAGAGGCTGTATGGCGAGATGGGGATGTGTGAGCATCCGCTTGGATGCTTCCTTGCGCCGGAGTGGGGTGAGTTCCCCCGTTGGCTCGTCGAAGAAATTGTTAAGTCGGGGATACCGGCTCTGATTGGGAGCATCTCTGAGCCGCTATGGTCTGACGATCTGTCGGCATGCTGCGGACAACCGTGGGGCTTGCACTCGAACCGCACCCCGGACGGCAAAAAACACATGATGTGTGCCGGGACCGCGGCGGAAGCATTGACCCACGACGATTCTCGTGCGTGTGGCGCGCTGCCGCGCAGGGCGGTCAACAGTAATAACCAAAGAGAGCGCTGAATTATATTGACTCAACGCTACTCTTATGCGAGCATATATACAGGAGCACAATATGAGCACCCGAACACAAAGAAACACATTTATCGTCCGCAAGAATGGCAAGCAAGTCTTCCCGGAGTGGCCCGGCGAGATTCTGGCGGACGTCAGCCTCACTCAATCCGACATCGAACGCATGAAACGCCAAGGCTACCTCGGCGCAGGGTGGGCGCGATGACAAGAAACCAAATTGAAGTGGCGGGACGACTTTTCTTCGATCTCTTTCCTGACAACACGGAGGTGATCGACGGCGACCATCCAAAGATGGAAAAGATCTTCGATGCCTTCAGGGCGGTGATGAAAGAGCAGAGCACTAGTTACCTGGCGATAGAGCGCAGGCTGGGCCAAATGGCGGGCGAGTACGAACGGTTATACAACGAGATCCTTGGGCCGATGCTGACCCGCTGCCGATTCGCTCAGGACGCTGAACACGGTGGCCCAGGACATGACGATACACACACGCCGCATGATTGGGCTGAGTTCATCCGGAAGTTTGCGGGGCGTGCCGAGTATCAGGGGCAGTTCATCGAGAACGCCGAAGCCGTTGGCCGGTACCAGGAATACATGATCGCAGTCGCCGGACTTGCGATATCGGCTGTGCTGAGTTCCCAGCGCAAAGTTAGGGGAGAATCCGCGTGAAACGCCCTACTGTTCGCCAAACACACGCTATGTGTGAATCGTTGAATGCGCGGGCCGTGATCGTGCTGGCGTTCTCTCAGGACGGCATAAGGCCGCCGACCTAGACGCCCAGGCCGCGGAGATCGTAATAACCAAAGAGAGCGCTGAATTGTCTTGACGCAACGCTGCTCTTATGAGAGTATACATGTAGGAGAGAAAAAGATGATCACTGACCAAGCTAACCACGCGCGTCTCGACGTAGACCGGATATTCGCGTATGCGCGCCTCGACGTAGACCGCATGTTCGCCTCTGCGCGCTTCGACGCAGACCGGATATTCGCTTCTGCGCGGTTCGACGCAGACCGGATGTTCGCTTCTGCGCGCTTCGACGCAGACCGGATGTTCGCATCTGCATCACGATGAACAAGGATGTCCTGCCCAACTCCTTTTGCTGGACGCGCTTCGGAACAGAAGCCGGCGAGGCCATCGGCCACATCCTTCAGCGGAAAGAGAATGAACGCGCAGCGAATGACGGCATCTTCATTTGGGGCATTGGCAACGCGATAGGGCCGTCGATTCGAGAACTGTTACGCCGTGACGCTAAGCCGGAAGTCTTGTTTAGCCCAATGAAGTCCGCCCCAAAACGACAGGACGTTCTGCCGCCGGCGGTGGCAGCCTGGACCTCGGGCGAGACCCTCGATGGCGATGTTTACTGTCTACCAGAACACTCGCTCGTGACCAGCCGGTTCGATCCTGCCCTACCCAAGGAAACGCACTACGCGCTCGTATGTTTCAGTCGGGGCCCGATCACGCCTACGCATCCCGTGGGCAAGATTGCGTTCGCCGCACTGAGGAATCTGCTAACCGGACGGCCGATTGGTGCATCCCAGGTCACAGCAGTGGTTCAGGCGCTTGAAGGAGATTTGGGACGGAGCCAGACGTATGACGTCGCAATCCGGGCCGAACTCGTCTACCCCTACTTCGTAAAACTCCGCCAGCCACTAGCACTTCCGAGGTCGGCAAACGGAGAGGGCGCAAAGCGCGACTGGACAGAATCTGCCTTTGAATTGATTCGCCGTCGCCGCGAAAGCCCGAGCCCATTGCAAGCCGCATTGACGTTCCGGTAGCGCCACGCGACCAAAAGCCCCGGTGATTCTCGTCAGGGATTCGAACGATCAAATGGCACGCCTGCGGGCTGAAATGGATGCGGGCAGTAATAACCAAAGAGAGCGCTGAATTCTCTTGACGCTACGCTACTCTTATGCGAGTATATATATAGGAGAGAAAAAGATGATCACCCAACAACAAGAGCAAACAATCGTCGTCCGCGACAACAAGGGCCGCGTAGCACTGCGGACCCCACCCGCCGGGAAGGACAGCCCCTTTGCCGGGTCAAGCCTGATCGTTCTTAGCGTGCTTGCCCTCTGCGCCATCGGTTCCTTCCAAAGTTACGCCAAGCGCAACGAAGCGCAAGCCGCTGAGGCGAAGAATCTGGCTTCTACAACGAAGCCCACGCATCAAGAGGAAATCGCCAGAGTAACCCGCGTGTTGTTTACGCAGGCATGCACGCAAAAGCTCCTAAGCGCGGGCGTCGACACGGAATGCGAATTCATAGGCATCCCCGACACGCACAACTTGTTGATTATCGGCCCGGCAGTGAACCGCGTCTTCGCATACCAGTTCCTAGTGAGCCCTGGAATGCAGAAGGCATTAAAAAAGGCTGGCTTTGCAACTATCACATTTACAGACGCCTCTTTCGTCGGCGATGACTTTCGGCCCGGCGAGCACGGCTTCTGGGAAGACTACGATCTGACTCGCTGAAGTTGATGGGGCCGGTCGGAGGAAATCAATGAGCACCCAAACGCACGACGACTGCCGCAGAGCGTCAACCAGGCAGCCAAAGAAACTGCTTGGGGGTTGTATGTGGATGTGCGGGCCTGGGCGCGCGGCAAGGCCGCGCAGATTGTCGCGCCGGCAAAAGAAAATTGTTTGTGTTGGGATTGCGCGCGACATGATGCATTACCCGCTGTCGGCCGACGATGCCACCACGGAGCTGTACCAGTGCGGCCAGTGCGGCGCGATGGGCGAAGCCGACGACTGCCGCGTGGAAGCGCCCGCAGCCACGCAAACCGACAACCAGCCGAAAATTGGCGATACCACGGTAATGGAACGGTGGGACCCGGCATCCGGCACGTGGTACGAGCGGAAACTGGTATGGGACGGGAAACAGTATGTTCCCGCCGCGCCCGCGGTGCGCAAGCCGGCGACGACGGAAGACGACATGGAACGCGCCCGCCGGTATGGCAAGGGCGATCAGGAGGTGGCAGCATGAAGAGCATCATAGACATGCTATTCAGCGACGAATATGTGGCGGCGTGCAAAAAAATTGCCTTCATGGTCCCGGCTGGCTGGCTGAGTGGACCAGAGGCAACCAAGATCCGCTACGACGCGAAAAACGCTGAGGAGGCCATCGCCGCGCTCCTCGCGCGTGCGATAGACATCCAGCAGTTGAAAAAGCAAGGGCGATCAGGAGGTGCGGCATGAGGCAGCATGTATTTGACCGCATTTCATCTGGACTGCAATCGCTTGCGGACTCGACATACCTCGCCATCGACGTGGCGGGCATCCATATCTCCATGTCCGGGCGTTGCAGCCCATACAAATCGCACCGGGAAATTGAGTTCTCCAGGAGCGCGTCACCCATCCCCACGTGGGCGATCCTGGATAATGGCAAGTACAAGCTTGCCATTGGCAGCACAATCGAGGCGCTCCTCAATACGGCTGAGGGCCTGCTGCACCCAATCCTTGACCCATACGGCATATGCGATTTAGTGTTCGCACAGATCCCGGCGGACCTCGTTGCGCCATTCCGCGAGTGGACGAAGGAAGCCGGCATCGAGGGGCCGCTTGTTGGCGTTGTTGTCCCCATGCGCCGAGTGGCGTCATGGACACCGGAAGGTAAGCCGGTGTTTGTCGAGCCGCGCAAAGAACCGGAACCGGAACCGAAGAATTCATGGCCCAGCCGCCCATGGCGCGAAGAGGCAATCGACCGCGGGCTGCGCCTCGTCATCCAAGCGTCACGCGGCACCATCGTGGCGGATGATTTTTCGCGCTCGGTCATCAGCGGGTGCGAACACCACCCGCTCGAATGGTGGGAGGAGCTGGCCGAGCGAGACCCAGAGTATCCCTCCACGCATGGGGAGGTGATTACAAGGGGCATGATGCTCGCGTGGCGGCACGGGTACAGCCCCGCAGAAATTGAGGAGTACGTCAGCCACTTCGCGCACATCGCGGCGTGGATGGGAGGCTTAAAATGATGGCAGCAAACGGAACGCAAGCACTTCGCGAGAAGGTCCTCTTCCCGCCAAATCAGCCGGTGAGGCTTGGCGCTGAAATACGCGCAGCCCAAGATCGGCAAGTCGCCGTCTGGCGACGACTACGCACTATTCACCACCACCGACAATAAGGTGTTTTTCTTGGACTGCGACGAGGCGCGCGTGATCACCGGCGCGGGCATCCCGCCAGGCCAGGACATCGACGTCACGATGCGCTGGTCGGGCAAGCGCGGTGACCCCAAAATCTATGGGGTTTCGCTGCCGTCTGGCACGGCCGCCTACGGCGCGCAGCCAAACGGCACCTTCGCGGTGCCCAGCACCCAGCACCCAGCACCCAGCACCCCAAGCCAGAGGACCAAATTGGAATGGGAACTGCGGACATCGCTGGAATTGCAAGACCTGAAGCGCAAGCTGGCGCTGGCGGAACAAGAAAAACGAGCGGCAGCCGCGCCTCGCGAGCAACCGGCTACCGCTCCAGTCGTGCATTCCCAGATCAACTTCAGGTCAACCCAGGAACGTCGCCGCCAAAGATCATAACAC